ACGTCGGGGCCCGGGGGTCGTCGCAGCCGCACGTCGGGGCCTGGGGGTCGTCGCAGCCGCACGTCGAGGCCTGGGGGTCGTCGCAGCCGCACGTCGAGGCCTGGGAGTCGTCGCAGCCGCACGTCGAGGCCTCCGGATCGTGCCAGGTGTCGGTGCGCGGCAAGGTGCGCGTCAATGCCACCGCGATGGTCTCCGTGCTGGCGCTGGGTGTGCTCCCGGTGATCGACGGTGGTGGATTCGTCCAGCGCGTCGATCTCAGCACATCCGGAGCGTGGTGCGAATACTACGGGGTCACCGAGTACCCGGGGGATCCCGCCGGCGTGGTAGTGCTTTACAAGGCGGTTGGCGACGATTGGTGCGCGAAGCATCGATTCTCCTACGTCCCGGGAACCGCTCCGGCGGCACCCGATTGGGACGGTGGTGAGCGCGAGTGTGGAGGAGGACTGCACTTCTCGCCGACCCCGCGGCACGCGCTCGAGTTCATGCCGGATGCCACCCGCTTCGTGGCGTGTCCGGTGCGACTCGACGAGATCGTCACGCACCCGGACGGCGACTATCCGCAGAAGGTCAAGGCACCGCGGGTCTGCGCTCCGTGCTGGGAGGTCGATCGCGACGGGAATAGAGTCGAGGTGGTGCAGTGACTCTGTCCGCCCTCGAGCGAATCACCAGCAGCGCGTGCGCCCGGCCGTTTCCGCGCGACTCCGCTCCTCCTCCGGCGGAAGACCCCGGCGATCTCTACCGACTCCAGTGCTGCGCGCAGGACGCCCAGCGCGAGTTGTTCGCGTGCCGCACGAGCCGCGAACTGGACGACAAGCGCGCGGCCGCCAAGGCTGCTCGCCAGGCTGCCAACGCGGCTGCCGGGTACGCGGCCAAGGTCCGCCTGTCGAAGAACCCAGAGGAGCGCTCGCACTCATCCGAGGCTCGCGAGTTGGCTACCGCCGCGGGCGACGCCGCCGGTGATGCGGAACTGCTCGTCGCGGGACTCGAGCGGAAGGGAAGTCGATGATCACCAAGCTCTGGATCTACCACGACGGGAAACTCCGCCGCGTCGATGCCGATCGGGTGCGACCGCGCAAGGACGAATCCTGCGCCGATCTCCTGCTCCACGGCACGTGGGAACAGGCGGACGATGCCGAAAAACTTCGTAGCTCGTACCCGCGCCGATGCCGCAACTCACGTCGGTTGGTGGCGCACAACATCGACTACGGCGCCACCGTGTCCGAGTGCCTAGAGCGGGTAAACCGATGGACCTACTGTCGGATCGCCAAGCTCGAGCAGGAGATCGCTGAGGTCCGCGCCGCGGTAGTAACCGAGGAATCGATCGCGGTCGCGGAAGCCGCCAGGAAGGCAGCGAAGGAGTCCCGATGATCTTCACCGCCGACGAATACTCTGTGCTGGTTCGCGTCCGAGATGAGCGGGTCTACTGCGGGATCGAGGAAGAACCCATATACCGATGGGTGGAGAGTTTCGGACTGATCGAGAGGACCTGGATCAGCACATCTGGGAACAGCTTTTGGAGGCTCACCGCTGCGGGGCGCGAGGCTCTCAGTAACCCGCATTGCATCGGGCTCGGGGAAAGAACGCCGTGATCTCCCCCACCGACGCCACCATCCTCGAAGCCAAGCGTCAACTCGACGCGGCGACGAAGGCCGCCTGGCGAATCCAGCGCGAGTACGCCACTGCCACGGTGCCGGAGCGCGCGGACATCCTGCCGCGGCTCGAGATCGCGAATCAGTATCGGTCGCGCTGCTGGGGCAGGTACTTCGCGGCCAAGGACCCCGCCACGCAGGCCGCGAACGAGGTGTTGAAGCAGGAGCGGGACGAGGCGCGGCGGGAACTGCGGGCGTCCCAGTGGCTGACGGCTTCCACCGAGGACCTGTCGTGGTGGCACGTCGGCTATCCGTACTGCTGCGGGTGCACGCTGGCCGCCGACTGCGCCACTGCCCTCGGCTGGAAAGACTGCCCCGACGCGGACCCGGGAATCCGCTCCGGAGATGCGTCGGGCACGAACGAAGAGGAAACGAATCCGTGAACTACCGACTGCCCGACTACCGACTCGACCCGCCCGAGTCCGAGCCCCCGCCGTGCCCGCACCATGGCCTGGACCCGTCGTGCGACTGCGAGCCGGACCTGGACCCGCCGGACGAGTGGTGCGAGCGCGACTCTGATCCGCCTGATCCGGAGCCGCGTGCACTGAACGCAGCCGAGCGGGAGGACGCGCGGATGTGCCCGGAGACGACGTGCGCCAGATGCGGGAGAGCAATCGGGTACGACGAGGACGGGCTGGCCATCGGCCACGACGAGAACGATTGGCCCGATGACGGCGAGCGGTGCCCGACGTGCCTGGAGATCGCGAAGGAACTGGACGAGGAGGACGATGACGACCCGCCGGCCACACTGCCGACGGGAGAGGAGAGGACGACATGAAGACCGCAATCAACTCCCCCGCGTGGGACATCCTGGACCAGTGGAGAGAGGGTGGAGCGCACCGGCAGGTGAGCGTTTCGCACGGAGGGGACGGATGGATTCTGAGTGCCGGAGACTACGCCGTCGCGGTCTACCCGGGCACTGGAAAAGCCCAGGTGGCGAGCGCCTGTACTTGGTGCGTGGACGCGGTCGATCTCGAGGCTACGGCGAAGAAGCTGCTGGTCTTGGTCGAGCGTGACCGACAGCATCGGCGGGAGATCGCGCGGACCAGGCTGCTGGCGATGATCGATGATGCGGACGAGCGCCAGCACCTCGAGCGTTGCAGCACCACGGAGCGCGCGGCGACGGACTGCGAGCGGGACCAGCGCCCGAGCGAAGGGGCGCCGGTTGGGGAGGGGGACGGGCTGTGACCTTCCGGAATGCTCTCCTACTCGACGTGCCCGAGTCAGACTACCACGCGGACCCGTGCGACGTTCCGGCGTTGAGTCAGTCGATTGCCCACACCATGATCTCGAAGAGTCCGGCGCACGCCTGGCTGGAACATCCGAAGCTCGGAGGAGAGCGTACCCCGGCGACAAGCGCGATGGACACCGGATCTCTCGTGCACGCGCTACTGCTCGGGAAGGGGCCGAAGATTCACGCCGTCCACGCGGACGACTGGAAGAAGGTGGCAGCTCGCGAGGAACGGGATGCAGCTCGCGAAGCCGGCGAACTCCCTGCGCTGGACAAGGACATCTCGCGAGCGTTCGAGATCGCGGATGTCGTGAAACCGAAGCTGGCCAGCCGCGGAGTAATCCTCGACGGCCACTCCGAGGTCACGGTCCTGTGGGTAGTGGAGACGGAGTTCGGCCCCATCCAGTGCCGCGGACGACTCGACCACATCGCTCGCGACGGAACCATCTACGACCTGAAGACGACCGGAAAGATCATCCCGCCGAGCAAGCTTGGCCGGCACTTCTGCAACTTCGGCTACGAGATCCAGTCCGCCGCCTATACGCAAGCGCTGGAGACGGTTGACCCGACGAAACTTGGAAGAGTTCGATTCCGTGACGTTGCGATCGAGCTCACGAAGCCCCACTGTGTAACGGTCGCCGGGTGCGATGGCGCCATGCGTGACCTTGGGGAGCGCCGGTGGAAGCGCGCCTGTGAGACGTGGTCCATCTGCCTGCGTGACAACTGCTGGCCCGAATACTCCGAAGACCTAGTCCTTGTCAGCCCACCGGCTTACGAGGTCTACGAAGAAGATGAAGCAAGTTGAAGGAGACGAACATGACACAATCGGCAGAAACCTGGGAGTTCAAGGACGCACCGGCCGCCCGCGTGGCGACTCCGCTTCTGGTGGGCCTCGTTGGCCCGAGTGGAACCGGAAAGACGTACTCGGCGCTTCGCCTGGCAACGGGGATGCAGCGGGTCACGGGAGGAGAAGTGTTCTTCATCGACACCGAGTCGAACCGCGGGCTCCACTATGCCCCGCTTCCTGGCGAGAAGGCAGAGCCTGCTCGCGGCAAGTTCACGTTCCGCCACGTCCCGTTCTCGTCGCCCTACGGATCGCTCCGTTACCTGTCCGCAATCGAGCACTGCGCCAAGCGTGGCGCCAAGGTGATCGTCGTGGACAGCATGTCGCACGAGCACGACGGCATCGGTGGGGTTCTTGAACAGCACCAGGCCGAAGCCGAGCGACTGGCCAAGGAATACAAGACGACGGTGGACGCGGTGAAGATGTCCGCATGGGGGTTGCCGAAGGCCAACCGTCGGCGGCTCATCAACGCCATCCTCACCGAGATGTCCGTCTCGTGTATCTTCTGTTTCCGCGCCAAGAACAAGCTCAAGTTGGCGACGAAGAACGAACGCAAGGAGGGCGTAGAAGCCGTGCAACAGCTTGGATTCTGTCCGATCGCTGGCGAGGAGTTCGTCTTCGAGCTCATGCTCAAATGCCTGCTGTTGCCCGGATCCGAGGGGCGGCCGGCGTGGGCCAGTGAGTACCAGGGCGAGCGGGAGATGATGAAGCTACCCGGTCAGTTCACGCACCTGTTCGAGCGGACGTCCAAGGATGCTCTGGACGTGCAGCTCAGCGAGGACATCGGGCAGCAGCTCGCTGAGTGGGCCGCCGGTGGCGACACCAAGACGCCCGAGGACTCCGAGTGCGCAAAGGTGTTGGCGGCGGCCAAGGCAGCGAATACGGCAGACGAGCTCGACGCCGCCAGGGATTCCGCCAAGGGGAAGCCGTGGAGCAAGACCCAGCGCGCTTTGATCGCTGACACCGTCAAGGCTCGGCGGGCTGAACTGGGGTCCTTGTCGTGACTCGCGACGAGTTCACGGGCCTGCCGCTTCGGCTCGCGCTGGGCGTGATCTACGACGCCATGCCGAAGCGACTCGGTGAGATGCGGGCTCCAGAGATACTGCGTCCACCGAAGTACGATGGCCGCCTATCCCGAGGCGGCAAGGGCTATTGCTGGATGTCCGAGATGCTTCTCGAGGATCTCCAATGGTGGCACGGGAAGAAAACCGAGAGCGGAGCGACCGATAGCCAGTACGCGGAGAAGGATCGCAAGACTGCCGACACGATCTCCAAGTGGATTGCGTGGCGGACGCTCTTCCCGACGGACATCTGGTCGGGGACCCGCGGCGAGGATCGGGCGACCGGAAAGCCGCCGAGCAAGGAACCAATACTGCACCAATGGGAACCGAAGCCGGCGGAGCAATCCGCACAGCGACCAGCGGAACGCAATGAGGACGACAACTTCTAGGAGCACGACATGAACGCACCACTCAAGGACCAGACGCCGGAGCCGAAGACCGAGATCGTCGCAGTCGGCGTCCCCGCTATCACGTTCCCGGTCACTGCCGAGGAGCTCGACGCGCGGCTCGCCCCGCTGGCGAACTGCACGTTCGACACGCCGGCGGCGTACAAGGAGGGCACCTGTGCCATCGCGGTGTGCCGAGATCTCCGCGGTGAGATCGAGGACAAGCGGAAGGAGCTGAACGAGGCGGCGCTGGCGCATCAGCGCGCCGTGAACGCGACGGCGAAGGGTTTCGAGGCCAGGATCCGCGCGGTGGAAGATCCGCTCCAATCGGCGAAGAAAGCGGTCGACGCCGTCAAGGATGCCGAGAAGCGAGCCAAGGCGGAAGCCGAACGCGCCGCCGTCGAAGCCCGCCTCCGGGCGGAACGCGAAGCCGAGGAAGCGAAGCGACGCACTGAGCGGGAAGCGGAGGAAGCCAGGCTTGCTGTCGAGCGGGCCGCGCTGGCCGCAGAACGGGCCCGGCTCGATGCCGAACGGGCGGCTGCTGAGGAGGCCACGCGGGTCGAGCGGGAGCGGGTAGCCGCCGAGCAAGCGGCCGCGCAGGCGAATATCGACGCCGAGCGGCGGAAGCTCGAAGCCGAGAAGTCCGCTCAGGCGGCCCGTGACAAGGCCGAGCGCGAGGCCGTGGAGAAGGTGGCGCGCGAGGAACGGGAGCGCGTGGAGACCGAGCAACGCGCCCAGCAGGCCGCCATCGATGCCGAGCGTCGCGCCGTCGAGGAACAGAAGCGGCAGGCGGAACGCGAGGAGGCGGCCAGACTGGCGCGCGCGGACGAAGAGCGTCGAGTCCGCGAGCAGTTCGAACGCGACCGCATCGCCGCCGAGGAAGCGGCCGTAGCGGAAGCGGAGCGTGTCGCCAAGCTCGAAGCCCGACGGATCGCACTCCTGCCCGACAAGGAACGCGCTGCCCGGTACATCGCCGCCCTGCTCGCGGTAGAGGTGCCGGACGTGGCGGACCCGATCATCCGTGAGCAGATTGATGGCATACGAAACTACGTCACCGGATGCGGGGAAAGGATCGCAGCAGCATGATCTTGTCAACGCCCGCGACCACTCCCCATCGGTCGCGAGCGTTGCGGCCGGCTCCGGGCAACCGGGGCTGGCACCTGGGCGCGATGGCCATCGGTGACTTTCGGTCGCGACATAGCCTCGCACCGCACCATGCCCGGGTTCGATTCCCGGGGCGCCCACGAGAAGGAGAATCTATGCCACGAAACACGATTGATTCACCGAGCGTTCCGGCAAAGTTTGCTGACGGCACCTCCCTGCTCGCCGCCCTGGAGGCCGCGCCCCCCTGGGCCACGTCGTTCGGCAGCGACGAGCACGGGACCTACGCCACCATCGATCTCGTACCCGGTCACCCCACGGTGTTCCGCTGGATCCCCCCCGGCCGCTTCCTCATGGGCTCGCCAGAGAATGAACAGAGACGCTGCTGCGACGAGACGCAGCACTGGGTCACGATCACCCAGGGCTTCTGGCTCGCCGAGACACCCTGCACGCAAGCAGAGTGGCTCGCCGTGATGGGCGAGAATCCGAGCTACTTCGCGAACGAGCCGAAGAGCGGGCAGCACCCGGTCGAGCAGGTGAGTTGGGACGATTGCCAGGCCTTCTGCGCGCGGCTCGAGGGGCGCTTCCCCGGCCTCGGCGCGCGGCTGCCCACGGAAGCGGAGTGGGAGTACGCGTGCCGAGCGGGGACCGCGACCGCGTTCAACAACGGCTCGGCGTGCACGAAACCCACGGGGGACGATCCGGTACTGCGGGAGTTCGGGTGGTTCATCGGGAACAGTGGCAGCAAGACGCATCCGGTGAGGGAGAAGAGGCCCAATGCCTGGGTCCTGCACGACACGCACGGCAACGTGTGGGAATGGTGCGGCGACTGGTACGGCGACTACCCAGCGGAAAATCAACGCGACCCGATCGGACCCGCAACGGGCCAGGCCCGCGTCTTCCGCGGCGGCAGCTGGCGCGGCTTCGCCTGGCTCTGCCGCTCCGCCTACCGCTCCCGGGACTCGCCTGACTACCGCGGGCGCCGCCTGGGCTTCCGCCTGGCCGCAGTTCAGTCCAGCCAGGCAAGCGAGCAGGGGGCGGAGCCCCAGGAGAGCCGAACAGCGGCTGAGCAGGCGGAGCGGAGCGCAGCCGGTGAGGACGCGGTGAGAGCGGCCGCGCGGGAGCTCGTGCTGGCACTCGACGACACCGAACTGGATCTGCGTGCACGCATGGCGCTGGCTGAGCTCGCCGCCCTCCTCGGGATGAAGCGGGACGAGAGAAGTGGAAGGTACGTGTGAGCAAGCTCTCTCCGCTCCTGGCGGTTACGGCACTCCTCATGGCAACCAGTGAGCCGTCGCGCCCGGCGTTCGATGTTCAGCTCGAGCCTTTTACGCGCCCACCGCCGGCGCCTCCTCGGAAGGAGAGGAAGAAGCGGAACGAACCGAAGACCGCTGGCCAGCGGGCGGCCGCGAAACAGAAGCGATTGAACAGGCGCAAGAAGCGCCAGCGCGGATGAAGTGGAGGTATTGTGATGACTGAACGACTCGGATTCCTGGACCCCGAAGACGCGGCACCGATGACCCTAGTGGTGGAGCGGCTCAACCGCAACGGCGCTCACTACCGGCACGCGAAGGCGGAGGACGTCGTGCTGGCGCTCAAGGCCGCGCCGGAGGAGGTGCGGGAGCGAGTCGCACGAGAGGCGTTCCCGCGACTGGCAGACGTGCATGTCCTGCACCAGATCGCGGGTTCTTCGGGCGGGTTTTTCCCGGATGTTTTGCGAGCTCTGGTTGCCGAGCGCGACGATGTAAAGTCGCGGCTAGAGCGCGTGGTTGCCGAGCGGGACGCCGCCATCCTCGAGCGGGACCGACTGCTCCGCGAACGTGAAGCCACTCACGAAGCGGCCGAGAAGGCGATCGAGGAGGCCCGTGTCCGAGTCGCCGCCGCGGAGAAAGACCGCGACTGGTATCGCGACATGGCCGAGTTAAGCGGCATCCTCAAGGTCGAGAAGATGGCGGGGAGGCGCAGTGATGAAACGGTCGTGGGGGCGGTTGAACGCCTGACGAAGGAGCGGGACGACATTGAGAGCGCGCGCGACGTGGCGACGTCCGAGCTGGCGCTGTCGAGGGAGGAACTACGCTCCATTCGCGCCGCCGTGGACGCCTGCGCCGACGAGAGCACGATCGACGCGGTTCACTGCGAACTCCGATCCGCCCGTGCCGAGGTCGAGCGGCTGACGAAGGAGCGGGAGCAATCCCAGGCGTCCTGGCTCCACGGTCCCTCCTCTGCCGAGCGCGGGGTCATCGAGGCGGCGCGTGTGTACGCCGCTGCGGTAGAGCAGGTGGCCGAGCAGTGGGAGCGCAACGAACCGACCTCCGATGCCGCGTCCGCCTGTGAGATGATGCAGCGCAAACACCAGGCTGAGGGCATCGCTGCCGGGTTCGAGGCGGCCCTCATGCGCGCCGTCCGCGCGCTGGGCGGGCAAGCGGAGGCCACTCCTGCACCGGATCCTGGCCTGGCGCCGGGGTCGCGGTGGGATGGGGATGCGGTGGTGGAGTCCAACGGTACGATAGTTAGGATGTCCGGACCCTCTAACCTGCGGATTTCTTACCAGGGAATGCTGGATGCCCACCTCTCCAACGTCCGGGCCGTTATCGCGCGGCACGACCGGAAGGCGGGCAAGTGAAGGTCATCCTCATCTCGGAGGCCCGCCTGGACGAACTCGTTCAGGCGATGCTCGACCACTTGGCGGCGAAAACGCAAGAGCCACGCGATCCCGACGTCCGCTTGTCGTTCCGAGCGGTGAACTACTGCGTGCGCGAGCTCGTGGGCAAGATCAAGGACGAAAGGGGGCTGTGATGCCTGACAACGTCGACCTCTGGAACGAGCTGCGCCACGCCCAGCACGAGGCGCGCGACGCGGAGCGCGAACTCGCCGCCGCCCGGAAGCGGATCGCCGAACTCGAGTCCCAACTCGACGCCTACCAGCGCGGTCAGCGCTTGATCGACTCGCTGCCGGAACTCGAGCGCGCGGAGATGTGGCGCGACATCAACAAGGTGGTCGCGGACACTCGCGAGCTGCGGGCCTTCCGGGCGCTGTTCGAGTGGCTCACGAACCCGGGTGTCGATCGCGAGATCAGCCACGACGGACGCGGGCTCTACTGGGCCTGCGACGCCGACGATCAGGACGTCTGCGGGACCGACGTCGTCTCGCTAGCCGCCAACCTCGGCCTGCTCGCTGACGAGGACTGCCCGGAGTCGGGGAGGGGAGGAGGGGACGGTGGGTGAACGAATCTACGTTGCGAGCAAGACGATTCATGCTCACCGGTGGATCGCGCTTCGCGACGTCGGGATGCCAATCATCAGCACGTGGATCGACGAGGCGGGCCCCGGGCAAACCATCGACTGGCCAGGACTGTTCACCCGATGCGTCACCGAGGCGTCGGGAGCTGACGTGCTGATCTGCTACTCAGAGCCCGGTGAAATCCTCAAGGGTGCGCTTGTGGAGGTCGGAGCCGCACTGGCTCACCGGGTTTCGGTGCTGTGGGTTGGGCCAGCGCAGAACGTCTGCCGTCATCCGCTCGTGACGGTGTTAAGCTCGCTCGACGAAGCGGTCTTCGAGGCGATACGGATGGCGGGGAGGACCCATGCCTGACCTGACCCCCTACCAGATCGCCGTACTGCGCGCCTGCCCGGACCAGCCCGGGGCGCGGTTCCCGAGCAGCACGAAGGAGGTGCTGGCGCTCTCCTGGCTAGCCCAGATAGGGCTCGTTCGCGCGCTACCGTACTACCGACGCAGTGGCGATGGCGAGCGCGTCTACAGCTCGTGCTGGCAGCGAACGCCAGCGGGAAAGGAAGTGGCGAAATGATCCGGTGGATGTACGGCGTGCCGATGCACGTTCTGGCTGGGCTCGAAGACCACAAGCTCTCGCGACACCGCACGTGGTTCGCCGGTTTCGTGCTCTTCCGGAGGTTCGCGGTGGGCGTCCTGTGGAGGACCGAGAAGGGAAAGGAAGTGGCAAATGGTTGAACCAACGATTGCACCCGATCTCACCACCGGTGAGCCATGGTGCTCGGACATCGGTGGTCCCATGATGCCCATGGACGCGATTGCCGTGGAGTTGCTCCGATGCTCCGTTGCGTGGGGACCGGAGGTCCGGCTCCTCGGAAACATTCGAGCGTGCGAACTGGCCGCTCTTGCTGGGTATCATCACCGGTCCCACACTGAACTCGTGCAGTTCCGGGCGCGGGTCGCGGAGATCGAGGGTAGGCGGTGCGACCGGTGCCGACGCCGCGGGCACCATGTTTGGCCACCGTGCCCCGACCTGAGCAATCAGATGGGTCCAGGAGAGTCCTGCTCGCGGTTCGAGGCGTGGGAGACGGAACATGCCTGACCCCGATATCGTCGTCCACCATGGACCGTGCGAAACCTGCGGTGGGAACGGCTACATCATCGTGGACACGAGCACGGAGAACGAACTCGCACAGGACACCGATCGCTGTTGGGATTGCGACGGCTCCGGGGAAGCATTCTGGATGTACCCGGAGAAAGCAGTGGACCATGCCTGACACCAAACGCCGCAGTCCGCACGGTACCAACCCAGGCCAGTGCGGCTACGGATTCGGCCAGACGTTCACGTGCGCGAAATGCCTCCGGCAGGTCTGCTACTGTGAAGGGGCGCACCTCGACGGCGACGGAGAGCGCAACGACTGGTGCAACGATTGCTGGAGTCGTGACGAGAAGATGAGGGCCGGCCGTGGCTGACCTGACCCCCTGCCAGCTCGCCGTCCTCCGCGCCTGCCCGGACCCACCGGGGGCGCGGTTCGCTAGCACCACGGTAGAGGAGGCACGGGCGATTGACGCACTCGCTGCGTTAGGGCTCATGCGGGCGCTGCCGTACTCTCTGAGGAGTCACGAAACGCACGTGTGGCAACGGACTCCAGCGGGAAAGGAAGTGGCGGATGGCTAGCATACCGCGCGCGTGGGCAGTTATCGTTTACCCGCCGACGGCAGGCACCGGGCTCCGTCACGTGGCGTTGGTGGGTGGAGACAGAACGTTGTGTGGCAGGGACGCAACGTTCTGGTACACCGAAGCGTGTCTATTCGATCCCAAAACCATTGGGTGCAAACAGTGCAAGCGCGCCTACCATGCTGCATTGGCAAAGGAGTCCGACCATGCCTGACCTGACCCCCTACCAGTTCTCGGTCCTGCGCGCCTGCCCGGACCAGCCGGGGGCGCGTTTCCCGAGCTCGACGAAGGAGGTGATGGCTCTCGATGCTCTCACCACGCGGGGGCTCGTGCGGGCGATACCGTGGGACCGCCGGAGTGGCGACGCGCGCGTCCACGACACATCCTGGCAGAGGACGCCAGCGGGAAAGGAAGTGGCGAATGGGTGACCTACACGTGTTCACAACGGACTATGAATGGGTGATCGCTGCAAACCTGGCCGACGCCGTGGAGGTGTTCCGCGAGACGACCGGCGCCGAGTACGATGACCCCGAGAACGAGATCGAGCAACTCGACGACGACGCCAGGCTACCGATCTGGTGCGACGCCGCTGGCAACCCCGGCGAGATCAACGGGGCCGGATGCTCGCTGGTCACGAAGACGAACCGCGAGTGGTGCCAGCGCGGACGCGGGTACCTGAGCACGACGGAGCAGTGATGGGTGACCTCCCCATCGCGCCCGACCTCACCACCGGCGAGCCACGGTGCTCGGCGGAGTGCCCGTCGTTCGTGCCATCTCCGCACTCCAGAGAGTACGCATCTCGATGCTTGGTGGACCCGATTATCAGCATCAGCGGGCCTTTTGTCGGTACCGAGTGCCGGACATACCAGCGTCGAGCCGTCCACGAGCTCGTCCAGCTCCGGGCGCGGGTCGCGGAGATCGAGCGCAAACGGGCGCGGTGTGCGGCGGCGGCGAAGCAATGGCGATGGCTGTCGTTAACCTGGCGCGCGACCGTGCGCCAGCACCACGAGCAGCGCTGCGACCGGTGCAAGCACCAGGGTAGCGAGTACCGATGTCCGGATACGCGCGAGGAACTGGGCCTTGATGCATGGGGTTCCTGCTCGCGATTCGAGGAGAGGGAGGGGACGTGACAGAGTACCGCGTGCGCCCGTGGTCGGCGAAACAGGCAAACCGTTTCGTTGGAGAGGTGTACCGCCGACTCGGAAAGCGTCTGTCTCCGTCCTGCCTATGGGCGCTCCGACTCGAGCGTGATGGCGTGGTGGTCGGCTGCGTCACTGTCGGGAATCTTGCGCGCTTGTTCAACGACTCGGATATCCTGACGCTGACCCGACTCGCAGTGGTGGAGGGCGTCGATTGCGGGTGCTCGCGTCTGTACGGTGCCGCGGCTCGGGTGGCTCGCGCGATGGGGGCCGAGGGCCTCGTCACGTACACTCACCGTGATGAGCCGGGTACATCGCTCGTCGCCGCCGGATGGATTCGCGATGACCTCCCGGACGCGAATTGCGATTGGGCACGAGAGGAGCGCCAGCGCATGGCAGAGCGCGGAGGGTTCTCGTGGGGCGAACTGGTGGACCTGCTCGGGAGAGAGCCGACGACGTGGGAATCGAGGGAACCGCCACCATGACCTGCCACCACTGCCGCCGACTCGTCGAACCGTACAAGGATCGGATCACGCTGGGACTGGCGCACCGTCACGCCGGGATCCCTTTGGTACGGTGCATCTGCCTCGACTGGGTCTGGCCGTGGCAGCTCGCACCGCCCGCACTGGTGCCGAGCGGGCTCAGGTGGGAGCCGCTGCCGCACGCGTCGCCTCACCCATCGTGGTGGCTGAGCCGCGGGCCCCAGACCGTCGGTCGAGTGCGGCCTACCGCCACCGGGTGGACGGCGGTGGTCTGGCACTCGGAGGAGCTGTATTCGCGCACCGTCGCCACCGGCACCCTCCGCGACTGCGCGCGGGCGCTGGTGCGGAGCCTGCCCACCGTTCGGTCCGGTCCTGGTTAGGTCGGCTGGCCTAACTTCGAGCCCGTGTCGATTTACGATCGCATCTGGCCCGATATAGTGTATAGATAGGACATGACCAACGCGACGACGATCGAAAAACTCCTCGCCCTTGAAGACGAGCAGACCCGCACGGAGGCCGCTCGCCAGGTCGCCAAGGCCGCGCTGGCCGCCGACCCGGACAGCGACGCTCTCTACGACGCCGAGGACGCGGCGGGAGAGGCCGCCAAAGCCGCTCGCAAGGCGTTCGATGCGGCATTCTCCGCGTTCGCCCGCGAGTGCGGCTCGCAGTCCCGCGCCAACGACCTACTCCGCGCCGCCCGCTGCGCACGGTGAAACCGTTCCTCCCGCTCCAGCCCCGCAGGTCGTCAGACCCCGGGGCCTGATGCGTCGGAGGAACCCGCCATGACGATCCGCATCGAGGTCAGCACCGAGTCGCTGGGGTACGAAATCGCGACGGCCGCGAACGTCGAGGACTACTGCACCTGGGCCGACGATTGGTTCGGCGAGAACTATCCCGACCTGGACGTAGAGCACGTACCGGGCCCCGGCGGCAGTCGTGGCACCGACGTCTACGAGGCCGAGCAGGAGTGTTTCGAGGCGTGGTGCGCGGCTGGTGCGCAGGGGTAACACATGCCACCTCCCCGCCTACTCCTCGCCCTCCTCACCTCCCCATCGCCCACCGACCAGGCGAGGGCCATGGCCGAGATCCGAGCGGCCTACCTGGCCGCAGGAGGGTCTACCCGTGGAGCCGCCCAGCACCTCGGTATCCGGGAGCTGACCCTCTATGGGTGGCTGCGGCGCCTGCCGGACCTCTCCCGGGCGGTGGACCAACTACAGGCCGAGCTAGGCTGGAGACGGTCCGGACAGGTGAGGACGCGGAGGGCAGGGCGGGACTGACCGGGTGGCCTATCTGCTTGGCTCGGTCGATTTGCGATCGCAAACGGCTCCGGATAGTGTATAGATACAGCATGACGACGACAGAGACAGCGGCCAGCCTCCTGGCTCCCGAAGTCCTCGCCGCCGCCATCGGGATCCCCGCCAGCCGAACTGGCGCGCGGCGTGAAGGTACGTACTCCTCCCCGGGTAGGCTCCCGGGGTAACCAATCCCAGCCAGTCCCCGCCCGAACCCAGGTCACGCTGGGGCGGGCTTCGGGCGTTGAGGACCCACCGTGACGACCAACACCCGCACCGCGCAGACCTACGGAGAGCTAGTCGAGATCGTCGCCCGGACCGCAATCGAGCAGGGAGCCGGCGAGGATTACATCCCCGGGCACGGGGATTACGAGGCACTCGAAGCTTTTGCCGGCACCGCGCCGGACGCTACCACGCGCGACCAGTTCGCGCGTGACGTGCAGGCCGAGATCGCCGCCGAGTAGTCCCTCTCTGCGCCCACTCCCGCCCCGCACCTCTCACGAGGCCGGGGCTCGCGGCGTCGGAGGACACCATGACGCACGCCGAAGCCACGATCAGCACCAAACCCGTTCACCTGGTGGACCGAGACGCCACCGGGGAATTTATCGTCCGCCACCCAGCGTGGCTCCGTGACGGGGTGCTCGTGATCGCGCACCCGACGGACCCGAAGGGGCTCCCGGTCGTGGCGCCCGTCGACGGCAGGTACGAACTGTCCCCCACGCTCGGCTACGATGAGTAGTCCTCACAAAGCTGAACCCCGCCGGCTGAACCGACGGGGCTCGTTGCGGTCTGGGCTCGTGGCTCAGCCGCTGAGGAGGGTGAGGGATTCGAACCCCCGGACGTTACCGTCTGCCGGGTTCAAACCGGCTGCCTTCGACCTCTCGGCCAACCCTCCATGTCTCTACCCTGTACCATCTGCGGCGCCCCTTGGCATCCCGCAACCGGAGCCTGGTACTCGCCGCGGGGACGCGCCTGCTATCGGTGCGTCTGCGAGCTGTGGGACTGGCACCGGCGGCGGATGCGAGGACGGGCGAGGGGCGGGAAGGTCAGCTTCTACGACCACGTCTTCGGACCGCAGCAGAGATAGTTCGGGCCCGACCGCCTATCGACGATCGGGCCCGGGATACGGGCAGCAAACTCGGCTTCGCTCCAATCCTAGCCACTACCCCTCCCGCGCGCTACTCGTCCAGCACGCGAATCGCCCCCGGGACATCCGGCCGTGGCGGCTGCGTCAGGTGGCTCCGGACCTCCGTGAGTTGCTGCCGCCGCTGGTCCTCCCTCGCCTTGTCCGCCGCCCGCATCTCGACCACCAACTTGGCCAGCGACTCGACCTTCGGCTCGAGCCTGGCCACGGTGGCAGACAGGACCTGGACCTGGACTGTCAGCGCCGTCGTGGCCTGCGCCTGGCCCCCGTCGCCCCTCAGTGCCCGGATGAGTTCAGACGCCCCGCCAGAGCCCAGCACGACGGCCAGGACGACCGCTACCGACTGCGCTCGCCCTGGTGGAAGAGACGCGCGTGGGGAGGCAGGAGGGGGTGCCACGGGGGCATCTGGCTTCGGCGGGTCAGAGTCCGGCACGAACACCGACATCCCGTCCGGGTCGTGCGCCAGGTGTCCGGTGCGGGATAGGCGGTCGGGCATGGTTTCCTGCGTGTTTTGTGCTTGGCCAGCGGGTCAGGTCGATTTGTTGAGAAGGGAGCTTGACTGTACTCTGAAAAGGAGTACCTTATGAAGCATGACGAACACGACGACGGCCACAGCGAAGACCATCATCCACCCGTTCGAGGCTCGCGGGCTCGGCCAGGCGCCGTTCCGGTTCGTGGGCATGGTCGAGCAGGATCTCTGCTACGGCGAAGCGATCCTGAACCGCGAGGAGTACCAGCGGACCGGGATCGCGCTGACCACCAAGCCGGGCGGGTCATGCGCCTACTGCGGCACCTACATCGTCAACATGTATCGGGTCCGCTCAGCCGACGGACGCGAATTCCACGTCGGATGCGAGTGCGTCGAGAAGGTGGCGAAGGCGGCTGCCGGCACCGCGCACGAACGTGAGACGGCTGCCCTGCTGGCCCCCATCCGTCGCGCAAAGAATGCCCGCGCCAAGGCTCTCAGGACGGCGCGCGGGGCAGCCAAGGCGGCGGAGCTGGCGGCGACCGCCGAGCAGCGCCACGGCGAGTTGCTGGCCCGCCTCGACCGAGCTGACCACCCGGCGTTTCAGCGCATGGCGGAAGACCTCCGGAATGGCCGCGTGGCCAACCTGTCGCCTCGCCAGATTGCGTGGCTGGAGCAGACCGAGGCCCGGTAACCATCACCCCCTCGTCCTCCCGGCCCGCACCCCTCTGGGGTCGGGCCTTTCGAGGTAGGAGGAACTGACCATGACCGACCACCGATCCCACACCCTGCCGACCGATGCCGCGAAGCGCTACTGGACCGCCGTATTCGGGCCCCACGTCTGCTCCGCAGAGCAGGCGATCGCGGAGTGCGCGATCCCAACCGAGTCCGAGGAGTCGATCACCATCTGGCTAGCGAACGCGGCCGATGCTGCTCGTGAGCAGGGGGCGAAAGTGCCGGACACCGACGACGCATGGTCAGCCGTACTGGTTCTGCTCATCCTCGCCAAGGTCAGCGCCGCCGCCGAACTGGCCGGCGCCGAGGACTACGAATACCGCCGCCAGGAAGTCGAACGGGGAGCGGAAGAGGAGTCCTGGGCGTGGCCGTTCGTGGGAGCGGACGATGCCTACCTGGACGCGGTAGGAACCGGCAAGGTGTGCGACGACCTCGGGATTCAGCGCGAGTCGTGGGACGACGTGTGTTCGGAATGGCTCGAGTCGTTCCGCCGCGGGTACGAGGGCGCGCACGAGGAAGACGAATGACCACCCGCATCGACCTACGCCTGACCGCGGAGCTCGCCGCCCTGATCGCCCAGGCCGCCGCCGCCGTTGGCGAGACGGACCGCAGCTGGGCGCGGGCGGCGCTACTCCGGGCAGCTCGTCACATCCACTTCGCGTTCCCCGGCATCCCACCGGGCGGGACCGAGCGCCTCGGGATCCCGCTGGAGTCCGCCCACCGGGTGGCCATCGGCTTGGCGGCTGAATGGGCAGGGCTCTCGCTCTCGGACTGGGTACGGGCAGTGCTGGCGGCCGCGGCTGAGGCCGAAATCAGGGAGGTTTCCGCTGGTCGCGAGAAATCGACCAGGGCCCGGAAGAAAAGGTGAACGAGGGCTTGACCGTACTCTAAAAGAGAGTACAGTGTTGATCATGACGAACACGACGACGACCCGCCACGAAGCCTCCCGCTCGCTGTGTCCGACTTCGAGAAGAAGATCGACAACGGAGTCCGCCTGGTCCGGCGCCTGGAACAGCTTGCGTGACCGCCCGCCACCCCGTCCACCCCCTCACCCAACCGGGCAGGGGGTTTCGGGGCAGGAGAACCTGATGCCGACCACCCCGCCAACCACGCCCACGACCGCCGCTCCCCAGCCGTCCGCCATCGGCATCCGGCTCGCCTGCGCGCCAGTGGCCTCGTCGGCTCCCGCGACCATCTACTCGCTCGTCCGGTACGGGCGCCTCTCCGACGCGCTCAGCGCGGCTGCGAGGGCAGCGTGACGGACCCGTCCCTGTGGACGATCGTCAGGAAGTTCGGCGTTGCCGGCGGCCCCGATGTCGTCGTCCTCACCGAGGAGGGACTCGCGCTAGCTTTCCAGGTCGGCGCGCAGTGCCGGCGCGGTCCCGCGCTCGAGGCGCTCGAGGCGCTGGCGAACTTCGATGGGGAGGCGCTGTTCTGCGTCGGGACGGGGCCGCGACTCGTACTGACCGATCTCGGTCGGAGATTTGACCAGATCGCTTGGGGCAAACTGCGGTCGCTCGGCTACGTCGAGAGCGTGCCTCCAGTCCACGGAGAGCACGGAGGGGGCGTGCGCCTGACCGATGCCGGGCGCGCTGCCATCCTGCGCGGGTTCGACGAGCGGGAACGCCTGCTGGCCAGGTGCCGGTGGGAAGCCGAGAACCGAGGCGACCCTTGACCAACAACCGCGCGGGCAGGGCGCTGGTCGTGGAGCGCGGCAGCCGAGTGGACGGACCATGGGGACTCCGCTGGATCCCGGAGGTCGCATCCGCGACGGAGAACGACCTTGACGAACTGGACGGCGCCATGAGCCTTGGGGCCGGGTGGGATCTGGCGGAGGAAGACGGGGTGTGGACGTGAGCCACTGCCAGCGGACCATCCGCGCCCTGAACGATTCCAGCGCGGCTCGCGAACTCCTGGTCACCCTGACGACCTTGCTCGGTGGCGAACCCGTCATCGAGCCGCCTGGCGGATTCCCGGCCTCCTCGATTGGGAACTGGAACACCCGGAGTAGCCGGCACGATCTAGCGTAGAGGAGGACACGATGAAAATCAGATCCCTATCCACGACCACGCCAAATCTAGGATCCGCAGACCCCGCTAGTCCGTTGCACTGCCAGCGCGGATACCCACGCCCGCACCGTTGCCCGTTGCTGAACATACAGCGCGGCGGGCCAGCGTGCGCAGCCTGCCCTGGAGAGATCCTGGATACCGGCTGGGTGTACGAGGACGGGTCGAGCGTCAGTTCTCGCCGCTCCGAACCGGGCGATTTTCAGTTCGCGCGTGCCCTACGCACAACGGAGTGCATGGCATACGCAGCACGACGTCCCGATTCGCGCTGATTACTCCGCCGCCGTCGGGCACCCCATTCGTCCGTGACATGGCAGCGCGTTTACCGCCGCCTCGATCTCCGCCAGCCGCTGACCATGCCGCCGGTGCTCGTGCGCGACGATCTCGAGCGATCCAGCACCGTTGGCCAGCGTGGCCTCGATTCTCGCCAGGGTCGCGTCCGTGCGGCGCCGCCAGTCGCGCGCGTCGTCCTGGTCGATCGTAAGGTCCCGTCGCAGGGCCGCCACCTCGGCGCGGATCCCCATCAGCAGTCCCGCCAGCGCCTCGGGGTCGATGGTGCTCGCCGGGTCCCGCTCGGGCTCGTGGCCCCCGTGGTCTGTCGGTTCTTCTCGCGGTGGCGGCGGACTCGGATCGGTAGGGTGCTCGGAATCAATCATCGGTCCATCCAGTCGGGTCGGTGTCGTAGTCGTCCATGGTGGGAATCCAGTCCAAGCAGCAGCGCGCCGGTGTAGCGCGGGGAAGGTGTCGGGGGCGTCGCGGGCCAGAGGTCGGCCATCAGATGATCTTCAGTCCACCATTCACGACGCCGGTGCTGGTAGTCGAGCAAAGCTCCACGAGCCACAGGCAGGCATTGTCCGGAATCACTGGCAACCCGAGGTTGAAAGCGTCGAAGATCGAGATCTGGCTTATTACCGAAACACCGATCGGGTGGAGGACCTTCGCCACCGTGACGCCGAAGTTTCCCGCAGTTCCGGTCGTGGCGCTCAGCGTTACGGTCTGGATCGACTTGATGGTGTCGCCGGCCGTGCTGGGGATGATCTGCATCAGCCGAGACGCGCGAGTCGTTGCCGCCAGCGCAACCGTGCAAGTGCGAGAGCCGACGTCCGATCCGTTCGTGTACGTGATCGTGGCCGTTACTCCAGTGGCGCCGGTGTCGACGTAGTGCTCAATGAACCACTCGACGTCGCTGCCGTCCGGGGATGCGTTTCGATTCGCCGGGATCGCCAGGTTGACGGTCTGCGCGGTGATCACAGTCCCGCTCAATCCGCCCATGTGCTGGATTCGGTCGTAGACGATCAGGCTCCCCGCGATGGCCATCTGGGCCCAGAGGTGCCCGAGGTAGTTGGCGGTTTCGTTCGTGAACGGGAACCCTCCCGCCGTCGCACTCGTGCACGTTGCCGCGGTCGTTGGATTTGAGCCTGCCGGCGGGTTACCGGCCGCCTTCCAGAGACTGAACATGAACCCTGACGCCGAGTTGGCGATCGACGCCTTCAAGAACGGCTTCACTTGCGCGGCCGCGATGGCGGCGGTGAAGATCTCTGGTGTAGTGATCGGCGCGCTTGCCATGTTTACCCCGTCATTCCCAGTGAGATCTTGATCACTGCTGCCCGTGGTCCACCGAGCAGCACCCAGCCGAATCGAGAGATTTCGGAGTCAGCGATTCGCGAATCCGACCGGGGCTGGATCATCGTCGGCACCGACGTCGACCCGCCAACCGTGCCACTCGCCGCGAACGTGGCCGCCGAACTCTGCGCCGACAGCACGCCCGAGACGACCGGTGATCCCGAGCACGACACGGACGCCGCGGCGGAAACGGCCGTCATCGCGCCCGTCACTGTGCTGGTACCGGAGGCGGAGAACGAACTCGCCGCGGAAGTGAGGATCGCCGTACCAGAGACGACCGGACTCCCGGAGGCCGCCATGGTGGCAGCGCCCGAAGTGGCCGCGAGCGTGCCGGACTCCACTGGAGATCCGGAGGCGGAGAATGCTCCGGCTCCCGACGCTGCAGCAGCAGTTCCGGTGAGCACCGGAGCGCCAGCGGCGGTGAACACAGCGGCCGCCGACTGCGCACCGATCGACCCCGTGCAGACCGGAGCTCCCGAGCTCGACCAGGTGCTGGCCGCCGATACGGCCGCGACTTGGCCGGCGACCACTGGGGATCCGGCAGCCGAGAACGAGGCCTCAACGGACACCGCCCCGACCGCGCCCTCCACGACGGGAGAGCCGCTCACCTCGACGGTAGCCGGCGCCGACGTTGCCGCCATGCTGCCGACCAGCACGTTGCCGCCGGTCGCAGCGAACGTCCCCGAGTCGGAGACGGCAGCGACCTGCCCGGAGACGATTGGGGTGCCGGCGGCGGCGATCGTTGCCCCCTCCGAACTCGCCTCGACGCCGCCAGTCACGACCGGGGATCCGGACGCCGACGCCTGTGCGGCATCGGAGACGGCGCCTACGGACCCCGAGACGACCGGTGCGCCAGCAGCCTCGAACGAGGCCGCAGCCGAACTCGCTGCCGCGCTTCCGGCGACGACCGGCGATCCCACTGCCTCGACGACAGCCGGGCTCGAGACGGCACCCAGGACACCGACCACCGGCTGAACTCCAGACTCGCCCGCGAACGTGGCGGGACCCGAGACGGCATCGACAGCGCCGGTCACGACGGGAGCGCCGGACGACGCCGCAGTTGCGGAGCCCGACGCGAACTCGCCGAATCCAGAGACGACTGGCGAACCGCTCGCGCTGACGCTCGACCCGCTGGCCACCATCTCGGCAGCGCCAGTCACGACAGGAGATCCAGCGGATTCGAACGATGCCGGGCTCGAGATCGCGGTCAGCGATCCGATGACCGAGACGTACTCCGCGTAGCCGACCCGCGCCGTGACCGAGCAGTACCCGCCGGAGCGCGCCGTTATCCCGACGACTCCACCGGTTCGCGCCCGCGTGGAGCACAGTCCACCCAACCGGGCGGCGACGAGAGGAGTCCCGCCGACGCGCGCCGTGCAGCGCGCCAGCCCCCCATACCTCGCCGTGACCGTGACCACGCGGACCCCTCAGACGGCGGCCGTGTAGCTCGCTGACGTGATCTGGACGGGCTGCCCGGCGACGATCGAGAGCGTGACGAGATTGAGGTCAGCGCCGGTGACGCCCACTGTGAGGGTGAGCGAAGTTCCGGCATCCGAGTCCTCGACGACAGCGGTGTCGGCGGTTCCACTCGCATCCGCGGCGGTGTCGGAGCGCGGGAATCCAGAGAACGTCAGCGTCGGGCCCGAGACGGTACCGCACGGGTCGCCAAGCACGATGTCCGCCAGCACGGTCGCGCCTTGCTTGATCTTGAGGTGACCTGGACCGGTGCCGGAATCGATGTCGTCGCGGACACGGGTGGCGTCGTCTATTCGCAGTTGTGCTGAATGTTGCATCAAAAACTCTCCTTTGGAACAACCATTAGCCGGAACGGGGGAGCGCGGCGGGAGACTCCGCCGATCGTGTAGCGGGGTACGAGCAGCAGATCTCCCAGCGCGTCCGCATCGCCGGAGACGAGGTCATGACGCATCACGATCCGCTGCGCGGTAGCGGTGAAAGTCGCGGACCACGTGCCACCGTTCACGTCGAACGAGGCCGCAGTCACGGTGCCGAATGGCTCGCCATCGGGCGCAGTGAGGATCGCCTCGACGTACTCACCCGGGCCGGCGCCCTGCATGATCTTGACGGTGGAGGCCATCAGGCGTTCCCGTCTCGCGCCAGCTTCGCCCACGTGAGTGGACCGCAGACTCCGTCGACGGTCATGTGCCGCGATGCCTGGTACGATCGCAACGCCGCCTCGGTGACGGGACCGAACGCGCCGTCTGCCACGATCCCGAGCAACTGTTGCATGGCTCGCACCGACTCCCCGCGTGAACCACGGCGGAGCGTTGGCATATGCTCGGCGTCGATCTGGATCTCTCCCGGCTCGGGTCCAGTGGTAGCCTGGCACGCGAGGTCGGCGGCGCGAACGCATCGGGCAAGCGCGGAGTGGTGATTCGCGATCCGCTGCTCTACCGTGGCCCCGAATCCCTCGTAGTACCCGGTGGCGTGCAGCGCCTGCGAGACGCCCAGCAGATCGCAACTCTTGGCCGCGTTCAGGACGAGTGAGCGTCCGCGATTGATGAAGACGACTCTGACCAGATCTTCCCACCCAGCCGCCGGAGTAGCGTACTTGCGGAACGCGATCCGGTACGGGGTCGAAGTGCCGTCCGCGTTCGGGTGCGTGTCCGTGTAGGCGAATGTTTCGCCAACCCACGAGCCCGCTTGGATCGCCCCCATGTTGTTGGAGCCATTGCCGGATCCCTTCCATCCGTCGCCGTACCCCGTCTCGAGGCACGCGACTCCGGCAAGCGCGCGTTCGACGGGCAGCGACGACTGGCCCAGGACGCGCTCGAGCGCAGAGCGGGCATAGGACCTGGCGGAGGAATGGTTGGTCATCGGTCAGCCTCCAAACGCCAAAACGCCGACAGCCCGGAGGCCATCGGCGCGAAATTGCCCAGGACATTCCGGGCGAACCTGGAATGTTGCGATCTGACGGCGGGCGGTGTCTGTCCTGGGAGTCATCGGAGTCGGTTCCGTTGGCCATGGCCCCGGGCGGTGACGCGCCGCGGGGCCGCTCTGATCGGGGGCTACGTCGAGTCTGGTTTCCGCTGATTGCGCCGCACCAGTTCTTCGATCTCGTCGCGGAGGAATCGGTACATCCTGCCGGTGTCGATCTCCTCGCGCCCGTACCGGCGGCAGCACTCCTCGCGGGCTGCTTCGCGCTCCGGTCGAGTCCCCGCTGCGTGGTAGCGCAGGGCGGGGAAGTGGGTCAGGTCCGTCACCACAGCACCCAATCGTCAAACGTCTCGCGCTCGACCCGCCGATCGTCCTCGTCTCCGCACCGCAGTTCGCGGAGCAGGTTGCGGGCCGCGGCTTGACGCACCGCCTGCCGACAGTTCGCCTTCTCGGTGCCGCCGGAGCGCTTGCGGGAGAAGACGCGGGACACGACTCGACGGCCGCGCTTGATTGAGCGGTGGAGGGACATCATGGCGGTAGCTTCTCCGCCCCGAGTGCGTCATCCAGTGCGGCTTCCACCTGCTCGTGGGTCAGCAACTCCTGAACCGCAGAGGCGACTCGCATCGATCTCCCATGCCGAGTTTCCGCCAGCCTCCGATGCTCCTCGAGACTGCGGTTGCGCAGAACTTCGACGGACTCGCCGGTGGCGCGCTCCACGGCTCGCTCGAGCTTCTCAAGGATTGTCACGTAGCCGCCTCCTCGCCGTTCCACTCGCTCCACGAGACGGGCCACGCCTCGCCGAACTCGTAGGCCACGCCCGCCGCCTCCGCCTCTTCGTCGAAGCACGTCGTGCACAGCAGCGACCATCGCCCGCGCACTACCGCGGCCCACGTCTCGTCCGGCACGTCGAAGCCGACGCAGTTCCGGCGGCCGCAGCGCTTGCAGACCTCGCCGCGCCACCGCCCGCGATGCCGCTCGTTCAGCAGCGCCATCCAGAACCAGTTAGCTTCCCACTCGGCCAGACCTTCGCCGAACCTAGGGAACGACATGGGAACGCTGCCGCACTTGCTGTGCAGAACGTAATGACCGAGTTCGTGGCCGATCGTCCTTCTGTCTTGGTCGAAACTGGTATAGGCGTACAGGTTGATCGTGAAGTCTCCCGGTCCTCGCACATCTATCGATGTGTCCTGTGAATCTGGTGTGTTCCAGACGCGACCCCCGAGCTTGACAATGATGCTGTGCGGCTGAATAGAACATCCGGGATGGACGCACATATCGCGGAACTTTATGGCCAGTTCCTCAATGCCTTTACGCCCGATGCCGCATGGTTCAACGGCGGTCATCTGGACAGCTCCTCCAACCGCAGCAGCGCCGCGCCCATCGATTCGACCCGCCGCTTGGCACCCGGCCACGAGCAGGATGCGCCACGAGCGTACCCGGCGAAGGCACCGAGCCATCCTCGGCAACGCCCCCGTGCGCCACGCAGGAGACGCACCGCGCACACGGCGGATCGCTCCAGTGCCCTGGGGTCATCCTCGGCGAGCTCCCATGCGGAAGGGCAGGCGCGAGCGTGGAGCTGCCAGGGTGACCTCGCCCGTCCGTTGTCGCAGCGGGCGCCCGCGGGGCCGTCGGAGCACCGACCCTCGATCACGTACCTGGACCAGGTGGATTCCGCATAGCCAAGAGCGATCAGCGCCGCCTGCTCGGTACGATCCTCGGTCGCCAACTCGATCGCCATCGCGACCGGGCGCAACAGGTCCGCCCGTTGCTCCGGCGTCTCGGCGAGGTCCTGGTACCACGTAGGCTGGCTGAGCATGACGGCCAGGATGGTGGGCCAACTCACGCGCTCACCTCGTCGTCATCCCGAGTAACGTCGCGCGGGTCCACCGCCACCGCTTCCCAGGCTGCGATTCGCTTCGCAGCTTCCCTGGTCATCTGGTCCACGTCGTCTCCCTGTTGCCGCATGTACTCTTCGGTCGATGCCCAGAGAGCGTGCGCGTCGAATGCATGGGTTATGTCGGGGCTCGCTTGCCCTCCATTGTCCGACTCGGTGAACACGGGGACAACCCATCCGCGTCTAGTGGAAATCTCGAGCCACTCCTGCGCCACGGATAGGATCGACAGCAGAGCTGTCTCGCGGCTGTCACCCTCGGCGATGCACCCGGGGAACTCGCGAATCGTCGCCGTGAACCCACCCGACGGGTCCGGCTCGAGATCGATGTGGTAGGTCTGCTGGTTCACGGTTCGTCTCCCCACAGTTCAGGATCTCCTCTTCGAAGTGGCCGAATGCCTCGTCGTCCCACTCGATTCCGCACGAGCAGGAGAAGTGCCCGCACCCATCGCAGCACTCGACCATTTCGGCGTGATCGCGCGTGGCCCCATCCGGGATTGGCTCGCTCATTCTCCCAACCTGCGCACTCGCCCGGGGTCGGCGCTACCGCCTCGCGTTGCGCTTCGTCTCTTCGCGGATCCACTCCGCGTTCCAGATGCCCACCGCCCATCCGGCGAAGAAGACGAGCAGGAGGGTGGGCCAGGTCACCAGGGTGCTCTCCCGATCGCATAGAGCACGAGCACGGCGGCGAGCAGCCAGGTCTTGGCCTCGTCGGTCACGACTTCCTCGCCAGCGCCCATACGTGCCAGGCCCGCTCGATTGCCGACGAGTCCACGAGACAGCACCCGTCGAGAGCTAGCCCTTCTGCGGTGCATCCTCCCCAGCCGCGACCCCAGGAGTTGGCGACGAGGTAGACGCGGCGGCCTTCGGCGACGACACGCCCAAACAGCCGCATCGCGTGACCGTTCCGCTCGCCTCCTAGATGCGCGGTAGTGGCAACCTCGTTCACCTCGAGATCGAAGAACGGGTCGCGCACGCCGAACGACGCCACGACGCCAGCTCCGAACGCGAGCGCGTCATCGATCTCGTCGAGCTCCGAGAGGGCCCGGTACTTGAGGAGGTCCTTGCGGTCCGCGGCAAGCAACTCATCACCGATGGTGTCACCCGCCGGTGGCGCCCCTTGGCCACCCTCGACCGGATCCGCGTCCTCCTTCCGGCGCCAGTCGTCCCACCCGCGCTCGGTCAGTCCAGCGAACACGCCCCACCATTGTGTGCCCTGCTCGAGATCGTCGAGGTCAAGGCCCATGCGTCGCCGCGCCTCACGCCAGATCCCAACCGCGGACGCGCGGGGGAGCTCGGGGAAGAGCTGGTCGAACGCGCCCGCCGTCGCGTTTCCGGCGCAGCTCGGGCGTGGATCCTGGTCGCGGCTGTACTTCGGTGCCACCTGTAGGATCGGGCTCGTGGTCGCGGCTCCGAGGAAGCGCCACGGCTTCGCGCCGAGACGCGCCTCCAGCATCGGGTGGGACTCGCGGGCCATGCCGCATAGGATTCGGCGATCGGGGGTCACGGGCACCCCACTTTCCCCGCCGCCGCGTCCTCGACCTGGTCGCACCGGGTGATTCCGGCGATGCACTGCGGGAGCCAGTTGCGCCCGTCCGCCGCCGCGGCCTCGCACTCGGCTCCGAAGGGCTTGCCTCCCGGAGTCTTGGACTCGTGGCAGCCGAGCTCCTCGAGACGCTCCTGCGCGGCCTGGCAGGCGCCCGGGGGCACGTCCGAGGGGATGATCGGAGGGGTTCGCGGCTGGCACCCGCAGCAAGCCGCCACGACGGAGAGCAACGAGAGCACGACGAGCGCCGGAACGTACAGGCGGAACGAACCCCAGAATGCACGCAGCACCGGCAGGAGAGTTCCGGGCACGTTGGGTCCGCGGCTCATGGCCCACTCCCACTCGGCGCCGGCGGCGGTCCCGCGTCACCCCAGTCCGGAACCTCCCACGACGCTGACGTCGATGGCCACCCGCTCGGGTACTCCGGCGGGGGCCACTCTTCGCAGACGAGCATCGGCGCGCAGGCGGGGCAGATGGCACGACCGCAGCCGGTGGCGCCGACGATCAGCGCGCAGGAGGCCAGCAGAACGAGCGTCACGACCACTACTCCAAGGAGGTCGATGGCTTTCACTCCGCGCACCCCTCTGCCACGAAGTCACTGGCCAGCTGCGCCCTCACCGCCTCGGTCGTGCCGGCGACGACCGCGAATCCCGCGGCCGTGATCGCGAGCCCGGCCTGGACCTCGTCATTGGTCGGAATCGTGCTCAGGCCCGCGCCACCGCCCAGCACCGCAGCGCCGACGGACACGTACCGGAGCGTCGATTCCGCGCGCGACAGGCTCTGGCAACGGTCGGAGGGAGATGCCTCGGAGGCACCCGAGGGCGGTTGCTGGGCCCGGTCAGCAGCCCCGATGGCACTCGAACGGGCGAGCGACGGCGCGCAGCCGATCGTGCTGGTGGCCACGGCGAGGAGAGCGAGAGCGAGCTTGGTGCGGTTGGTCATTTGGTGGGTTCCTTGTGTGTATCTTCCCAGGCCTTCATGAGCGCGGTTTTGACCTCCGCCGGGTCACCTTTGAAATTGATCGTGAGCTGACCGATCCCATCCTCGACCGCTTCCAGCTTCTCGTCCGCGGTCGTGTTGGCAGCTCCCTTGAAGGCCACGAAGACGCGCACGGCCACGATCGCCAGTAATGCCACGAACGGCACCGACGCCGGCACCTCCGCCGGAATCGCTACCCACTGCTGGGCGAACACCACGGCCGCGGTGGCGAGCAATCCGAGCCGCACCGAAACTCCCAGATCCTTGTCTGTCAACAGCATGGTCTTTCTCCTTCGCGGTCAAGGTGCGCACTCGGGGGGAGGGGGCGCAAGGTCAGGGAATTACGGCGACGGTGCGCAGCCCGCGCGTCCCGCCATCGACGGTCACGGACGAGATTGGATTAGTGCCATCAGCCCCCAGGTACGTCACCAGATCTCCAACCACCGTGGTTTTGCAGCTAGGGTAGGCGGCCGCCAGCATCGCATTCTTGGCGGTGCTGCGTTCGGCGCGGAGTCCTCGTGCAATCGCGTTGGCGAGGGCGATATAGCCCGTGTCCGACAGATGGGTGCCGTCCGTGCTCGAGTAGCTGGACAGTCCAGCCGTCAGATACTCCGATCCGGCGCGCACGCCCTTGGGTTGGTTGCGGCGTACCGCGAGTTCCGTAGATCCCGAGTGCTCTCCGAGCGCATAGCACGTCGGGATCAATTGCACGCCGTTCAACGCGCACCATTCCTCGACCGCACATCGGCGGAGATTGTGCGCCTCGGCCGTGCCCGCGATCTGGAAGTTCTCGACAGGGGGCGCCTCTACCAGCACGAGCTCAGCGTCGATCGAGTCGCACAGGGAAAGGAGGATGCTCAGCCGCTCGAGATTGGCGATCGAAGACTCGTTGCACAGCGAGTCGTAAAGCACGGTCCGCGGGTGTAGCGGCGCGACGTTCGTGGCGAATAGCGTTCCCGCCGCCACCCAGAGCCAGAGCGACGTGCCGCCGTCCGCCACATTGAATCCGGTTCTTCCGGTGAGGCGCTGCAACTGGATCGCCAGGTCGTAATCCTTCAGTGTGAAATCGAAATTGACGACCGGTAGCTCGTAGACGGTGAGGGACGGAACCTCGGCGTTTGCACCGTGGCACGCCATGACCGAATGCCCAGTAACTACGAAGTCGCGAGGCCAAACCAAAGGCTGAACCGCGATCATCGCTGGCGCCACGACGGCACCGTCGGTGAATACCATTGCACCCGCGAGATCGAGCGCTCCGTTGCGGAAGCTGATCTGCGTCGAAGTGCACGCGGCGTTGCACGCCTGCACGCCAATCTCGTCGGTGGCGCTCGTAATCTCGAGCCCGCATCGATCTCCGGCGCGCATCTTCACCGCCTTGGTGAAGAGCACCGTGACCCAGCCGATCGTGCCCCATGCGCCCGCCGTCGGAGTGAGCGCCAACAGGTCGGTCGAGACGCCGCGCGCATAACCGGTTGGGCCCACGGCGAAGAATCGCATCTGCGTCGACGCGTCGATCAAGTCCCCGCTCCACACCGTGCAGCCGTATACGGTGACGTCGTTCGGAGCCACGAATTTGGACGACACGAACGCGCGCGTCGCTTGGCCACCCATCGGGCAGTAGGTCGACGGGTTCGCTCCGGTCGTGATTCCCGTCGGCCACACGGGGACCAGGGCCTCCCACACGCTCTCCGTCGGCAGCGCCGGCCGACACTCGATCTCCGTCGTGCTCGTGATGTTTCCCGCGCCGTCGTCGGTGACGAGCGACCACATTCCCCACTCGGTAGGGGTCACAATCGCCGTGTAGACGTCGGTAGCGCCGACCTGGACCAGCACCGGATCCACGTTCGCGATCTCCGCGTCGACGCCATAGAGCGTGATGCCAGCGATCGACGTGGCGGTGAGGCGCACTTCGACGGGCAGATTCCTCCGGGTCGAGTAGCTCACTGGCCGAGCTCCTTCCGGACGGCGACCACGAACTCGGCGATCTCAGCGCGCGTCAGCCGTCGGTCTGGCGCCACCGCGTCAGACAGCAACGCGAGGTCATGCCCCGTCGGAGTGTAGGGAGCGTCAGCCTGGCGAGCAGGCCACTCGGCAACGATTCGAGCAACGATGTCGTTCATAGCCATGCGTTCCCCATCCAAGCGTTCTGCGCCCATGTGTTCGCCGCCCACGTGAATCCAGCGACGGTCAAGATCCCATAGACCGATTGCGCCCGGGCAAGCATCCATGCGATGATTTTGGCTGACGTGACGGCGTCGTGCAGTCCGGAGAAACACAACGCCATTGCCCACGCACACGGTCCTCTGCGCGTGCTACCGCTGGTACCACCGATCGTGATTCCTCCGGGGTTCGGCATGGTCGCCAGCGCGCCGTTGCTCTTCAACGTCGTCAGGTCGCGGATGATCGTGCCGTTCGCTTCGCCACTTGCCCCGCAGCCTTGACACCAGATGTGCCAGGATTGATCGTAGGCGTGCGCGCCGGTGAAATTGCTGGTGCCGTTGTAGACGCGCACCGCGGCGGCGGAGCTGTGGTCGAACATCGGGGTATAGGTGCCCGACGCTCCGTCACAGATCGTGCGAAACGACGCCACGTAGACGTCCGTATTGCGGAAGACGATGTAGCGCGTGAAGGGCGCGGACCACGTGAATGCCGCCTTGGCTATGCCGTCGCCCGCCATCGCGATCAAGCCGCCCGCCGCCACCGCAGTCCCGGTGACGGTCATGTTCGTGGTGCCGACTCGACGCACTACAGAGACTACAGCGCCGTCCGGGACGTCCTCGCCGAGGTAGGCGGCGACGAGGTCCGGCATCCGCAGCGGGGACCATTTCGCGCCTCCCCCGAACCCCACCCCAATCCTGATTCCGATGCCTGGCATGTCAGACCCACTTCGTGCAGAGGTAGTTGGACTCGCGCTTGATGAGCGTCTCGGTGAGGGAGCCGGCGCATGGCATCACCTCACCGATCTCTCCCGTGAACAGCAGCGACCCGCCGCCGTTCGCTGCCCCGAGATTCAACCCGGTGGGATTAGTGGCTCCGACGTCACCGCTCGCGCGAAGGATCCCGTTCTCGTAGATGGCCGAATTTGCCCCGTTGAACACCGCGGCGATCGCGACCCACCGGTTCGTGAGCGAGCTCGAGAACGTGGCGGTCAGGTTGGTGCTGGCGTAGATCAGGATCTGATCCGCGGCCTGCCGCTGGACGCGGACCGTGGTTCCGACGCCGTCCATCAGCGCCGCCGTGGTTCCCCAAGCGCCGAACTTGCACGCGAAGAAGATCGTGAATGGCTGCGCGTTCACGAAGGCCGCGGACGAGTAAACGTCACCTATCAGGTAGGTGTACCTTCGTCCCTTTCGCGAGTTTCCGATGTTGAATACGCCGGCGGCAACGCCCTGGTGGCGTGAGTTGCCGGACCTGTCATCCCAACTGTTGGACTCAAGAGCGGTGGTTTCGTCGTACCAAGCTCGGATGATACCCGCTCCCAAACGGATAGGCCTCCAGCCTCCCCATGGTATGCGCTGACCGGCGGAGTACACGTTACTTCACCACTCCGAGCCAGTAGGACCCGGATACCGTTCGCCCCCCGACCGCCACTTGCCGAGCCTGAATCAATACGTCGGTACCGGAAACCGTGAGTTGCAACTCAATCGCTTCCGCGGCAGTTATGAGCGTCACCGTCCATCCGACAGTTGTTCCGGTAGTACCGTCGTCTAGGTTGCAGAGCACCGCGCTCGTGCCGCTTCTCCGGATGCTTCCCTGGATTCGCACCACGTCACGCTCACCACCGTCGTCGGTGATCCAGAGTTCGACGTCGATCGTCCTCGCCTGGCCGTCCGTTGGTAGTTTGGTGGCGATGGGGAGCGTTCCTCCGGTGATGGTCACCCAGGCGGTACCGGCCGATAGCGAGGCGGTGAGGTCGACGGCGAAGTAGAACTCGGCGGCGTCCACACGGACCCACTCGTTGCCGTCGAAGCGCACCATGTCCCCCGAGTAAATCCCGGTTGGAAACACGGACCTACGCAGGTCGCTCAGGTAGTTGTCGGCCATCGGTGACGCACCTCGGCATTGCGCCCGAGAGCGGGCGACGTACATTTCCAGGTCATGGAGAGGAAAATCCAGGCAGTGTGGCTGGCGTTACTCGTCGCGTGCGGCGGAGGGGTGAGTAGCGATCCCGGCGGAGGCGGAGGCGTAGACACCGCCGGCGGAGAGATCCCTGATGGAACCGGAGGCGCTGCGACCGGTGGGGCCACCGGAGGCAGAGTTACCGGTGGGGTTACGACCGGAGGTGCGGCGACCGGAGGTACACCGCAGACCGGAGGAGTCGCCACTGGAGGTCATGGCGTTGCCGGATCCGACGTGGTGTGTATTTCTGGCACCACGTCTCCGGTGGCATGTCCAGGTGGAGTCGACGGATTCCGGATCTGCCAGTATACCGGAGAATGGGGAAGTACCCAGTGTCCTGATGCTGGAGGATCCGGAGGAGAAGGTGGTAACTATGAAGCTGTCGAAGCAGGACGCGGAGGCGCTGAACCGATCTGGCCGTGCGTTTACCGGTGCGTGACAGTCACCAGACAGTACGGAGAGCCAGACATTAGGACGGTAATCGACACGACGTTTGATCCTTGCGTACCAGTGTCCGCGCAGAACACCTGCACACAGGGATCCGGATACTCTGTCTCTCAGCAGTGTGCGCTAGCCGAAGAGCTTGTAGAAACCGACTGCGAACCCGGCCCGCTTGGTACGGGCGGATCCGGAAGCGGCGGAACCGGGGGAACCGCTACTGGCGGCTCCGTAACCGGCGGTGTCTCTGCCGGTGGAGATGGCACCGGAGGGCAGCCGCCGCGCGTATACGGAACCTGGTCGTCGGATGGCCTGTGCGCGACGCTAACCGTGAGCGACTGCGTTATCGACTACGAGGCCGGAGAAGCGTGCGGTGAGTGCGTAACCATGGTAGGCGGAGAACATCGTCCACCCGGTGAACTAGGCTATTGCCTAATCGATCCAGCGACGGTTGCCACTTCGTGCAATCAACACTGGCGTAACTGCGACGGGATCGACTCCAACGGGTGCGAGGTCTACGTGTCGGACCAGTTCACCGAGGCCGACTGCGAGACAGCTCTGCGCGACGATACTGACGCAATGGTGACGATGCGATCTGGATCTACCTACCCGGTGTGTCGCTAGTCCCAGATGCGCCCGCTGATGGCCTCGACGCTCGTGGCGTTGCCAAACGTGATGTAGGATCCGGTCCGGCGTAGTTCAACGGGCCCGCTGGCACCGTACCCGACCGGGATCTCCCAGGTAACGCCAGCGTCTGGCGATAGCCAGATGTTGCCGTCCGTCGTAGCCGATCCTTCGGACCCGACGATCCATGTGGACCCGTAGACTACGACGCTACGGGCGTAGGCGGTGTCTGATAGGTCGAGCCCGTAGTTCGGGATCGACGCCCCGGACACCGCCCAGGTTCCGGCGACCGGGTCTGCCACGTACCATACCCGGGTTGCGTCGCCAATGAACGTGCCGCCGTCGAAGGTTGCCAGCCAAACGCCCCGACTGTCGTCGTAGGCCAGCCCGGTCACCGTGTAGGACGAATCGCCGCCGATGGCCTTCGCCGCCACGGTAGTCCAGCTACCGCCGCCGTTCGAGGAATAGGCCCAGTCGTCCGATGCATAGGGGGCCGCCAGGACGTACTGCCCGGTAACGTCGCAAGCGATTAGCCGGAAGTCATAACCAGACGTGTACTCCGTCGCCCACGTCACCCCTCCAGCACTGCTCTCGATTTCTCCGTCTCCGGTAGCGAGGAAGAAGTTGGAATAAGGCGACCAGAGAATGTCACGAGCCGTCGTGATCCCCGTGAAGGCGTAGCGGCCACCGGATCCGTGATGCTGCGTGAATACGTATGCATACCCTCCACTCGCGAATACGGCATAGTTGGCTCCGTCGTATGCACCACGGACCAGCGGGGTCAGCGTGGGAGCTCCAGCAAGCGCAACCCCCTGTTGATATGCTAGTCCATACCCCGATCCTGGGGTGCCGATTGCGCTCGGATATCCGAGGCCGACGCGCGCGAACGTGGTAGCTCCCACGAGCACGATCTGCCCAGCTCTATCATGTACCACCGCCCCGAATACCGTCGACGGATCCGCTACCGGGAGCATCCGCAGTTGCAGGGCATTCCGGAGATGCGTGAATTCCTGGCGGTCGGCGTGCGTCTGAAGCACGGTTGCCATGTTGGCGTGGCTGACCAGGTCGGCTCCAGCCGGAGTGATGGCGTTCACCCATTGGGGTGCGGCGACTAGATTGGTAGGCATTTCAGAATCCGTCCCCTGACGTGATGGTTAGCGCCGTCGAATCTCCCCACGTTATCCCGGCAGTCTCGAATGAGTGCCAGTCAGTCAATGGGTCGTGGTAGTCCCATAGGTACCCGCTCAAAATGAAGGTCACCGATCCGCAGGTCCACTGCGCCGGCTTCCACTTCTTGATCAAGGCGATGATCGCTGCCTGGTCCTCCGCCGGAATGGATCCGGAGTAGGAGTGGGCCCCGATCGGTATGATGACCCAGAACCTAGACCACCAATCCGAGTGAGCCGGCTCCCCGAGCTCGATCGCCGAGATTACCGAGGCGTCCAGGAATCCGAAGGCTTCGAGTTGCCCTGTGATGGCCTGCGCGCTGCCGGCGTACCGGTAGGCGATCCATGCGTTCAGCAGCCGAGCCCTGTACTCGGCGTCCGTCTCTACGGAGTACCTGGGCATCCGGCGTTCAGCGCCGGCAGGAATCAGAGCATCATTTGGGCTGTCCTCGTGACCAAGCCACGGTGCCCGCAACGCAACTCGCCCAGCCTGAGCGCTGGCGTCTGCCTCGATGCCGACAGCGGTGGTCCACTTCTGACCCCATCCGTCGCGCTGCCACGGGGCAGCGATGATGTGCAGCAGATCGCGGAAGCGAAACATCGTCAGGCCGTGATCTGCGTGTACGTGATGGTCAGAACGCCGACGGTCGCGACCGAGTACGCGGCCACCGCTACGTCAGCCGCCGGAACGGTAAGCGTCAGCTTGCTCACCCCGGTGACGGCTCGAATGGCAGCCTCGAGTCCGTCACGGTCGATGATCGCCGACGGCCCCGGGGTGTAGTCGTAGCCACCGATCGGAGCCGCATTGATGAACACGGCGATCGCTGCCTCCACCGCCGTCTGGATGGCACCCGCGGTGTATCCGGATGCGTAGTAGACGGTGCCCGTAACCGCTACCGCCTGCGCGGCGGCAGCCACCACCGTCGCTACTCCACCGAACGCCTCGGCGTTGATGGACGTCTGCACCGTGGTCACGTTCGCCCCGCTGGCTACCCCGGTAGACGTCGCCAGGTAGACGTCCAGCGTTCCTGGGCCGTTCGGGTTCGTCGAATCGACGGACACTCGGCAGTTGCTGAGCACCGTCCTGGCGACGTACTCGTACCGGTCAGCGATGGCCTCGACCACCGACAGCGTGGACCATTTGGCAGAATTCCTCAGTCGGAGCGCCGCGTCCGTCTCCTCGTCAACACCGGCCACCGCGAGCACTGTGTTGGTGATCGTCACCCCCGCGTATGGCGTCACCAGAGACGTGATGGTCCCCACCGATACGTTGCCGTCGGTGCCAGCCACCTCGGCGTCAAAACGAACTCCGGTGAGCGTCCCTCCAGCCGGAATAGTTCCGCCGGTCTTGTTGCGGAACGTGCGGGTTCCGTCGCTTGCCACTACCTCGTCGATCGCAATCGTGTATGGTGGCCCCACCGCTCCGCCCGTCAACGTGCAGGTGTGCTGCGCGCAGGTGGCCAGTATACGATCGTTATCGTAGTGGCTCGCCGAAAACGCGGTGAGTGAATCGCCCTCGCTGGTTTCGTTGAACGCGAGATAGGAGATGCCGGCGACGTAGGAGCGGAGAGCGAAGTAGACGTACCCGCTCATCTGCACCATGGTCCGTTGAACGCTGCCGGACTGCCACGACGAGGCGGAGAACCCGAGCGTGTCCAGCAGGTCGATCAGCTCATCGGTCGCCGTCTCGGCCGTGAACTCCTCTCGGATCTGGGCGAGTGTGAGGCTAGGCACTGAACGTGACTCCCTTCAGGAGCAGAGACGCCGTGAGCGCTCCGACGAGCATCGTGAACTCGAACGGGCCGTCGGCGGTCGTCAGTACGAAATCGATCGTGAGCGTGTTCTCGGTCTGGTCGAACTCGACGACTGCCGAGCACGTCTTGACTCGCTCGTCCTTGCGCGCCTCGGTGGAGATCGCAGAGGCGATCGTCTCTACCGGTGGAGCAGTCGAGCAGAGCCAGCGCTGGACCCCGTACCCGTAGTCTGGATCGTACCAGAGCGCTCCAGCCGGGCAGAGGATCCGACGCGCTACCGACTGCGCCACGCCGAGTTGGCCAGAAACTACGGACAGATCCGACGTGATGTCGTCAACGCACTGGAAGTCGGAGCCGAAGTCGGTCATGGTTTCCGGATGCGGAAGGTCGTGGTGGGGACGGCGGTCGCGGCGGTAGCAGCTGTCCTGCTAGGCAGTTGCGCGGGTCTGGTGTGTTTCGGGTCCGTCGGCGTCGCTCTGATGCCCGGGAATCCGATTGGCGCCGAGGTGGAGGAGTGGGACGCACGGAGAGTCGCGCCCGAGTTCCTGCGTCAAGTACTGGTGGCCCCGGCTACCGCTAGGTTCAGCGGAGTCGAGGCCGAGAGAGTCGGCGAAGATACCTACCTGGTGCGCGGAGTCGTCGATTCGCAGAACGCATTTGGCGCCATGGTGCGAGCCAGGTGGACCATGGTGATCGCGAAGAACGGGTCGGGCAACTGGTACGTAAAGGAAACCCCGATCCTCGTGACGTCTCTCTAGGTGATCGGGTAGACGACGGGCGGATTCGGTGGGATCGTCAGCGCCGCGGTGACGGTCAGGGTCGCCGTGTGGAGAACTGCCGCAATGCCGTTCGCAGCGATCGTTGTGGTGTTGGTCAGGACCGCTACCACAGCAGCGATGGCGGCACCGACGGCTGCGGCTCCGGGACATCCCGCGGTCGTGCCAGCGCCGCTACCTCCAGCCACCGCAACGCCAGTCCAGAACGTCGCCAGGCCAGAGGCCCACGCGGTGCCAAACGTGGCGGGGGATCCCGCTGACGGCGTCTGGATGGCTGAGAGAATGGTAGCGGCAAGCGCCGCCTCGCCGGTAATGGCGGGAACAGATGTGCCGAACATACCGGTAGCAGCGTAGTCGGCGTACGCGGCCGCCAGTCCGTCGGCCGCGACGCTGGCGCTACCCTGTGCGTCGAAGACGTCCTTGAGCGCGGACGCGAGCGCCGACTGGGAGAGGGCCACGGCTCACTCCGTCTTGAGCAACGTGCACGCCACCGAGCTGGGCGAGTAGGTCACCGAGTACGGGGTCGTAGTCCCGGTCGGTCCAACTCCGCTTGGGTGTACGTGCGCATTGTATGCGGTCTTCAGCAAATCGAACTCCGACTTGACGTCCTGGAGCTCCGTAAGCACCTTGCCGGCCAGCGCCACGAAGTCTGCCACCGCGGTGCCGACCCGTAGCAGCGTAACGAGCGTCTCGTGATCCCACGCCACCACGCGCGGCCGCGACGGGTCACCGCCTGCAAAGGCCAGCAGGGCGCGGGAACCAGACGGCACCTCGACGTGCAGCCCCGGGAGCCCCGGGCAGATGATCGCTCCGTCGATACCGGTACCCCTGATGTTGGCGTCATCCGGGATGATCTCGAGGGTGCTATCCGCCCGCTGGCTGACCACCCGAGCTGGCCAGAGCTGCGCCTGGTCTACTTCTCGGCGGACCATCTCCCGCTGGCGGTCAAACACCGCCGTGGGAGCCTGTGTCCACGCCTCGGTGACGGTCTTCCCCGAGTCTAGGTGGTGTACGACCTGCCGGATGTGCTCGCCGTCGTAGGTGGTGCCTGGCTGCACCAGGATGCCGTCCCGCAGCAGATAGAGCCCACGCGCCGAGTCGGCCTCGGTAAGGATCGGGGATCCGCCGGACGCTGGCCACTGGTCGATCCCGATCCAGAGCAGCCCGTCACGCTGAATCCGCCAGGACACCCCGGCCTTGGTCGCCATTGCCTCCATGGCGCGCTTCGCCGGACCCGCCGCCCTAGACCACGTCGGAACCTGTATTGCGCTCAGAAGGCCCACGGAAGCCGTGGCTAGAGTCTCACCGGTGGCAGTCAGAAGGTCGGCCAGGACCGTGCCCAGCGAGGCCCCCCGGTACGATTTGGCATCCAGCAGTACGGCGGTGGTGTCATCGGTCGCCAGTGCCCCGGCTCCACCGACGATCAGGGCATTGACCCTGCCGGCCTCAACCGAGCTCCGTCCAACGGTTCCCAACCATTCCTCACCGTCCAGGTTGATGACCACCCGCCCTGACAGAGCCGCGTTGTGATCTGCCGTCACCTCCGCACGCCAGGCCCCGATCTCGGGCTCGGTGATGTCTGCCGACAGCAGAGTCCGGCCGTCGACCGTGTTGGGTGCTGCCACGGATCACGTCTCGTTTCCGGTGAACATCGACCCTATGTTGTTGAGCCAACCGCCAACCGTATCGCCGGCAGAACGAGCCGCGTCGGTAACGAGCGTCGGAGACTGCGGCATCTGCACTACTGGAGGGGTCCCGCCACTGGCACCGGCGGCAGCCACCACCGGACGTACCGCCGTTGCCCAATCGAACGCCGTGATCTCGACCACCATCACCTGGTTCTCGGGTGGCCTCATGTGCAACTTCTCGACGTAGACGGCCGTGATTCCGAGTGCCGCTGTCAGTGGGTGAATGATCTCCAATGGCGTGCGCTCGCTGCCCGCCTTCTTCGGCCATAGGGTGGGCAAGATCTCCTGCCACTGGTCCCACTGCTCTTGCGTGTAGACCTCGGTGCGGATCGTCACCGGAGCAAGTTCATCGCCCTGGTCGGTGACGGTGGTGCCGTCGCTACCCTTGGCCTTCTTCTTCTCGACCGAGCGCGAGAACGGAGCATCGACGACCGACACCCCTGGCAGCAGGTAGCCTCCGAGCCAGACGAAGTTCCAGGCCTCGTCGTTGAGGCCGGCTGTGCCATCCCAGAATGGTTGCGGCATGGTTCAAAGCCCTCCCATGCTGCGAATCACGGACTGCGTCTCGCGGCGCACGTTTCCGGCTAGCTGCGGCCAGAGTTGCTCGGCGGTCTGGCCCACGACCGCGCTGAACTGCTGCGTGATGCTGACCTGGCCTCCTCCACCACCCTGACTCGATGTGGTAGGAGGAGCCATCGACGCCCCTAGCAACGATGACAGTGATGGAAGCTGGAACCCACCGAGAGGTGACCATCCTCCGCCCGCTCCGGTGTCCTGCGCACCAGCACCGGCGAGCAGCCCGCCACCGCCGAGTGACGGCATCAACGATCCAATGTCCGGGGTCAACATGGCGCGGATCGAGGACTGGACGGCTCCAAAGCTGGCGGAGAAGACGCCAAGAATCCCGTCGGTGAACGCCGTCGCCAGGTTGGCTCCCAGTAAACCTCCATTCAAGGCCCGGAACCCGTCACCCAGGCTCCAAACCCACGTCACCGCCCTCGAGATGTACTCGGCGAGCTTGGCCAGGTATGGCAGCACCGTCGCCGCGCCCGTAACGATGAATCCGAAACTCATCCCCATGATGCGGGCGAAGTCGCGGAACGCTGGTGAGTCCAGCACCTTGGCCAGGCTCTCGATCGAATCCACAGCCCCGGGTCCCGTCACTCCCATGACCTCGCCAAGCCCTCCGGCGAACGCGAATATGAGCTTCGTGATCGATGACACGATCGGCGCTGCCGCGCTGAAGATATCGGCGATCATGTACTTGGCGGCTTGGAAATCTCCGGACTGTAGAGCATCGGAGATCGAAGCTACCGACTGCGAGATTTCCTTGAACGCCGGAGCCGCCGCTTTGGCGATGTCGTCGAGCGCGTTGGACCACAGAGACTTCGTGCGCTCGGCCGCGCCTGCCAACGTAGAGGCCAGGAACTCTTCCCGCGCTGCGCCGGCAGGACCTCCGCCCGCCATCTCAGCCATGGCCATGTCGATGGCCTTGAGCGCCACCTCGGAGTTGATCTTCCCGCCTTGCAGAACGAGCTTCGCCGCCTCCTCATTCGACTTGCCGAGGATCTTAGCGATCTGGGTGATGACCTGAGCTTTGCCGACCCCGGCCTCGGCCAGCTGATTGAGCTCATCGCCCTGGAGCATCCCGGCGCTCTTGATCTGTCCGATCGCTATTACGGCGCGCTTCCGTTGCTCCTCGCCGATACCCACCGCGCTCAGGTCTTGCATCCGCTTGAACATGTGCTCGGATTCATCGGCATTGAATCCCGCGCGCATGAATGCTGCGATTCCCTCGAACGAGTCTTCGATCGTCGTTCCGGTGGCTAGCGAGATCGCCTTCAGGCGCTCCATGCTCATGGCGCCGTTGGCCGACAGCTTCGACAGCGCCAGCGTGGCCCGCTCGCGTAGTATTCCCGCGCTCAGAACCGACTTCGTGAACGCCGCTGTCATTGCCAGCAGGCCAGCGGTGATGGCCGCAATGCCTCCCAGGATGGCCGGACCTGCCAGCGACATCAGGCTCGAGAAAGCGTTCTTTCCGAACTCGCCAACCGCGTTGGCGAACCCGCCGAGCCGGCCCTTGACCGACTGGAGCATGGATCCGAAACGCGAAACGGGCCCGGTGGCGAACACGCCACCGAGCCCGGATGCGCGCGCGAGACGATTCATGGTGTGCAGCAGATGCTCGGCAGCATTGCCGGCACGCTTCGAGGGGCCCGAGAACTTGTCATCGAACCCGACCTCAAGTTCTACCCGCTCGCCCATGATCTACCGTCTCCGCGTTCTTCGCTTTGGTTTCTGCGGCGGGACCGCCTTCGCGAAACTCCGCACCAGCGCCCGCACGTGATCCTGGAAGTCAGCCTCTAGCAGGCACCCAGTCCACGCGGCCTCGGGGTCGCCACCGCGTCTCACCACTTCCTCGTCACTCCCGCACCGGGCGGCGTACATGCAGTCGGCTGCATAGACGAGGTCTTGCCGCCCCCGCGTTAGTTTCCCAGCACCTCCTCGGCGCCTGCTCCAGAGAGCTCAATCGCCGCGTTGCCGATCGCCAACCACGTCCCGTGCTTGCGCTTGGCTTCGATCTCCGCCTCGAGTTCCGGCACCGTCGGGTAGACGACGCAGCAGCGCGCCAGTTCCTCGAGCGCGGACGGAAGATCTCCGTCCTTGCCCTTGACCCCCCGGGCCTTACGCTGGAACCGCGTCAGGTCCCCGCGCGTCGGCGGAACGACCACGACCGACCCGAGGCCCCGCACCTTGATGTGTGCGATGTCGAGCCCGCCTTGCTTGGCTTCGATTTCTTCCAACTCCAGCTTGTTCAGTTCCTTCATGGCTCTCCCCGTTGCTGTTCACGCGGTCACTGCGCCGCGTCGTTGAAGAAGCGCGTTCCGTTGTAGATGATGTCCCCGATGTCGATCGGCAACGTCGCCTCGAGTCCGTCGCTACCGGCTTCGTGAGAAACGTCGATGTCCATCAGGATGCAGCGCTCGAACGTGTCCGTCCGAGTCGGTTGGTCGTCAGTCCCGTAGGTGGCCGACACCTCGAACGTGGCGTCTCCTGGGGCCCCGGTTGGCGACACCGCCTTCAGGGCGTCGATGAAAGCGTCCAAGTCGTGCAGGTGGATGCGGATCGATCCGTCAGGATCGATGTAGCCGCGCGTCCGGTACTTCTTCTTCGGGCTGTTGTCGCGACCCTTGCCAATCTCGCGGTTGAGCTTGTACGAGATCGCCAGGATCGTGATGTTCGTGGTCCCTACCCGAGCCCGGATGTCGGTGAAGTCGTAGGTTCGCTCGCTGATTTCAGCCATGTATCAGTCCTCCGACTCACTCGGTTTCAGTTTCGGTGGCGGTAGCAGCCGGCGTCGTGACGGCCGTGAATCCGCCCGTGGTGGTGATGTACTTGGAGTATCCGCGCGGCCTCAGACCCCACTCGGTGACGATCTGCGACGTCGCCAAGACGTTCTGTGTGCGGCTCAGCCGGTAGTAATAACCCGGGTCCTCGCCATCGATCGAGACGTGGCCGATCGTCCCCTCGGCGTTGGGCGTGTGCATGATCGCCTTGATCTGCGCGTTGACGACTGCCTCGAACGCCGCCGCCTCGTCCTCGACCAACGTGCCGTTGCTCTTGACGGCCCAACTGCGGTTGAGCGCCAGGAGTTCCTGCGCGTGGATTACCCGGTGAGCCTCGGCGAAGATCCGAGCGTGGTGCCAGTCGGTGAAGTCGCTTCCGAGAGCCGACTTCATGCGCCCGCCACTCAGGTAGTATCCGGTGGAACCGGGGACCGTGCGCGTCGTCGTGATACCCGAGTCGTCCAACCCGGGAGTGAAGTACTCGTCATGGCCAACCGGCACTCCATACTGGGTGCTCCAGCCGGCCGATGCCGTCAGCGGACCGCTGGCGACGCGCCCGAAGTGGGTTGAGATCTTCTCGGTCGCCGCCTTGATGGCTTCCTGCACGTAGGTCGGTAGCTTCGGCATCGCGCGCCCGACGACCGGGCAGGAGCTTGCCATCGTGATCCACGAGTAGCATGGCGAAACCCAGCGGTCGGTGGCGGTGAGCGTGGAGAGCGTCGTTGCTACGTTGTCGGCTCCCGCATCCATCATCCACGGGCGGTTCTTCGCCGGCTCCGGAAGGGCCCCGCGCCCGGTCGTTAGCGCGGCCATGATGGTGTTGGCGGCAGTCGCCGTCGCGTGCCTACCTGCCAGGATCCCGAAGTCCCAGGAGAGCTGAGACACCGTGGTGTTCAACGCCGTGAACGCCGCCGCGAGTTCAGTCCCAGTGTAGACCGGGTTCGTAGTCGTAGTGGTGTAGACGTCCCCGACAACGTAGGTGCCGACCGCCATTGTGAACAAGACGCCGCTATTAGCGATCGTATACGTTGCAGCAGTCGCTACCGGCGGAGAGACAGTTCGCCCTCCGTCAAGCGAGTAGGTCATGCGAGACGTTCCGATCGCCCCGCCTACCGTGATCGTGATCTGCACCTCGTAAGCGTCGAGCGGAACCGAGACATTGTTGGTGATATCAGGTCCAGAACCAGACTTCGTCATCGGGCTCGTGACCATCGCGCCGGCCGCAGATTGCGCGATCTTGACGAACCGCACCGGACCACCGCCGAAGTTCAGAACCGCTGCCGCGGCCTCGACGGCGGGCCCGTACCCATAGGCAGTGACGAGGTCTGAAATCGAGTTGTATGACCCGACCGTGGCGGCGGTTCCAGAATTCGTGATGCCCATGACGAGTGCAATGGCGCTCGTCGGACTGGTCTTGGCGAGGCCAGGATCGCGGATGGTAGTCGAGAGATACGGCAGCGTCATTGCATGTGCTCCGTGGGTCAGGGCGCGTCATGGCGCGCGTAGAGGCGGCCTTTTTTTCACGGCGGGGAGGACCGCGGGGAAGGCCGGGAAACCCCAGGCTGCGAGAGGAGAAGACGCAGCGTTAGCGAACCGACATCACCGCGTAGCCGAGCTTCGGCGTATCGGCGCCCGCGTCGTACTTGGCGCGGATGCTGTACTCGCGGAGTCCTGCCAATAGCGTCAGCAGGCCAGTAGCCTTGAGCTCAAACGCGGTGCTGCTCGTGGTGATGGCGTCGTGCACCACGGCCGCGCCCGCCGTCTCGTCCCACAACTGAAACGACACGGGGTTACCGGCCGTGCTCTTCACGAGCATGAATACCTCGCAGGTGCCCGGGAACAGCGCCTTGTCGAAGAAGATCCGGCTCGTGTCCGACAACACATCGAGATCGAGCGCCTTGTAGGTGGCCGCCGGCGCCGTGATCGTGCGCTCGGTCAGGCCGAACAGCATCGCGACCGGGCGCCGCGGGTGGATCATCACGCAGATGACGCCTACCGTAGCCGACTGGACGGTGACGACCCCGATCTCGACTACTCGTTTGGCCCCGCTGGGCTTGGTCGATGTCAGGCTGCCCGGAGTTGCTCCGAGGTAGAGTGTCGTGCCCTCTGCCCATGCGCTCGTGTCGAGATCATGGACTAGGCCGTGAATCGTGATGTAGCCCGATGCGTTGATCGCGATGTCCTGGGTCGCGAGCCCGATCGTCTTCTGCGACGTGTCGTCGACGTTGCTGGCCAGGCCCGCGGTCGTGTGGCTACCGACGGCCCCCGAGATGTAGCAGGCCTGCCCATTCGAGATTGGAGCTCCGGTGTCGTTGCGGCTGAGATCCGTCCACTGCTCGGTCATCGGCTGGCCGACAACACCATCGACCCCGGTGCAGATGTTGAGCTGCCCGTCGAACCAGTAGATCGTGCCGGCGACGTTCGCGGGCTCGGCTGCCGGAGCCGTCAACTGCAACTGGTACCCGTGCCAGATCGAATACAGGGAGTCACGCAAATCCAGCGGAGAGATCGCGCCAAACGTGTTATCGGCGAGCAGAGTTCCGAGTACGTAGGCTTCGGTGCGTAGTGTTTCGCCGGACATCAGGAGAATCCCGCATCAAAACCACCAGACCACCCGAATCCGTCGGGAGTGATGCTGGTGATGATCACTTCTTCGGACGGAAGGATCAGCCCCTCGTCCCCAAACGCCTTGACGAACGCAGTCCCGTTGATCGTCCCGTCAACCGGCAACTCGATCTGCATCTCGAGCCTGACCACGAACCCCTTGGATTCTGCCGCTTCCGGGTTGCATCTGTATCGCCCAGCTCGAGCGACTTCAACTCCGTAGGTCTTACGAACCGCCGCCACGAATGCGTGGAGTAATGCCTCGGCGACGTCGCGACCCGACGTCCACATCACGACTTCCCAGCCGTGGATGTCGTAGGCTACCGCCTCGGGCTTTGGATTCCGGCTGCTGACCTTCCCGACCTCGCCAACCGATCCGGAGTCGTCCCAATAGATGTGGGCGGGACGGGCATTTTTGCTGCGTTCTCGGTGCCCAATATCGTAGGGGATCGCCGTGCCACCGGCTGCCACCAGCGCCGCGTCTAATGTGACGTGGATCGCTACGATGATCGACGTGTTGGTGACGGTGGCCATGAGTCGTCACCTGACAAATGCCCGGTACATGCTGGCGATAGCGTCCTCGGCCGACTCGGATAGTTGCTGGGCCCATTTGCGCGGGAGCCCCAGGGCAGAGATCGGGATCTGAAGCCTGGTTGGCAGCGACTTGCCTCCCCACTCCGGACGTGGCTGCGGATTGTGGTGCCAAATGGCCTTCTCGTCCGTGCTGTGGACGTTGTAGCCGCGTGGACCCACATCGCTGTATGCGTAAGACCGCAGACGACCGGTGATCTGGAGGTCGTTCGGTGCGCCCCAGGCGTGTCCGTATGGGTCCTGTCCGCTCTTGAACCCAGCGCTGATGAGGTTGAGCGTCTCCTCTGCACAGTCCTTGGCGGCCGCTCTCAAGACGCGGGAAGGATCGCCCATGAGTCGGGCCAACTCGGCGAGCTTGTCCTCTCCACGGACCCTTACGGTCATGCCTCCGGACACGGATCACCAATCATCGTCAGTGGACGTTACCTCGACGGATCCCCAACCACGTGCTGTGTCAGACGTCATGGCGGACCCGTCCGCGTCGTCGTCACTCGTCGAGGAATCGATGACACCAGACAGTGCTCCGCCGTCCCTCAACCGTTGCAGGCACGACTCCGCCTGTTTGTACCGCTCGAGCAGAACCTTCTCGGTGCCGGTGTCTGGATTGTACCCCTCGGCTCCGATCAGCTCGTACTGTGACAGCTTGCAGACGCACAACGTGACCGACATGGGCCACGTGGTGAGGGGCGGGGTATAGACCCCACCCTCCTCCAGAGCGTCGTCCACGCGCGCCGTGCAGGCATCCAGAACGGCCTGTTGAGTGGCCGTCAAGATGTCCGTAATGGCTTCGGCTCGAATCCCGAGCTGAGCCAATTGCGCGGTGGTGGCGTAGGACATGGGCTACCGACGCGCGTTCTGCTGCTGCTGGGCCTGCGGTTGCGCCTTGGGCGGTTCCTCGTTCTGCCGGATCTTCTCCGCCTTCAGTACGATCACCTTCCCCTTGGCTTCCTTGCCGCGGACTCGACGCATCTGTGACTCGGTCAGGGTGCAGGTAGAGGATTCGGACGGCTTCACCGTCCACGGGAATCCTCCCGCCCACACGAACGGGAACTCCTTGCCGTCCGGCGTACCCTGACCCTTCGGGCGAATCCCGCGTGCCGTCACCGTCCAGGCCGGAGGCTCCTTGGCCTCCGCCTCCTCGCGAGTTCGTGGGAGATCGACCCCCAGCGCCCTGGCAACAATCACGTGGTCCAGGCCGAGGCGTTGCGCCATCGCAATCGCCTCGTCCTTGGTGTGCTTTCCCTCGATGGCGAACCCGACGATCTGACTCTCAGAGATTGCACTTGCCATAGCCAAATGGCTCCTTTCTGCGGGCTGAGCCGCCCGCGAAGTGCGTCACGCGATTACGCCGCGCAGCGGAACATGAGGTGCGGCAGCGCGTAGCCGGCCGCGCCACGAGCCCGGGCTCCGAACACGTAGGCGTCGTTCGTGAGCACGTACTCGGAGTCGGGGCTGGTGATCCGCTGGAACTGCGGACGCACGCGCCACTGCCAGAACAGTGGCTTGACCATCTTCCCGAGGTCCGCCATGTACCAAACGGTCGTGCTGTCAGCGTCAAGCTCCGGGAGCACGATCACCTTGAGCGACCCCGCGAGCGCGTTGCTGATCGCGCTCGCGGTCGTGGCTGCCGTGATCTCGCGGCCCGTGATGACGCTGTTGGGGCCGCAGATTTCCTCGGCGGTCAACTGCAACGTAGCGGGCACGATCAGGTGGGTGGGGCTGATCCCGAGGACGTTGCCGAACTCGTCCACCAGGCGCCGCATGGCCGTCCTGGTCGTGTTCACGTTCGCCGCCGTGAGCGCCGTGGTGGCAAGGTCGTTCGACCACGTGGTGGTAACGCTGCCGAACGGATCCTGTGGGTGATCGGTGTCGAAGTAGAATTCGCCGTCGTAGCAGTCGGTCGCGTCGCCAGCCAAGATCGCGGCTGCGATCTCGTCCATGGGGAGTCGGGCCGCGGCCTCGCCGAGGTCGGTCATCTGCGAGTTGTAAAGGCCGTACTTGTCGTCTTCGATGTCCGTCACCTTGACGCGGACGGTGTCCTCGAACTTGCGGTTCGTGAGGGTGTACCCGTAGATTTGCGCCTGACGCAACAGACGCTCTCCCACCCACTCGCGCATCCGGGCCGCGTGCCCCTTGATCGGGTACACGGTGGTTGCGTCGTCGGACGTGACTTCGTCCGCGAACAGTTGCCATGGTAGAGAACCTGTGATCCGCGACAGGCCGTCGCGGAACTTCACGCTGTAGCCAGTGGTGATGGCGTCGAGAGCAGCAGTGGTAACCATGATTGGTCCCTTTCGTAGTCGTCAGTCCGCCGCCCTTACGGGAGCAGGAACCAGGCGTGCACGATCGTCGTGCCTCCGGTGAGGGTGCTGAGGTTCGCCGAGCCGTTGACGGTCAGGACGAGTCGCGTGGACGTCTTCACTCGGCAGGCTCCGACACCCACGTACCGAACGCGGGTGGTGCCGCCGTCGACGTTGCCGACGTCAGTTCCGTACAGAGTTGCCGTCGTTCCGTCGCCCAACGTGAAGTTGAACGTGCCGGCGGCTCCGTCGTCCCAGTCCTGGGTCGTGTCCGTCTCTACGGCGAGAATGCAGGCTCCAACCGGCAGCAGGCCCGAAAGGTTTCGGGTAGCGACGACCGCCACCAAGGCGATGTCGGCGTCCGCATGGTCGACGGTGGACGAGATGTAGAGGATTCCAGGCGCCACGTCGCCGACCTGGACGGCGACGCCGAGCGTCGCGTCCACTCGCACGATCTTCCCGGCAACTGGTAGCGTCCCCGGGGTCGCGACCGGTCCGCTGGTGAGCTGGACCGTCTGGTCGTCGAGCGCGTAGCACTGCTGACCGATGTTCGCGACGGTGATCGACGTACCGCCGTTGACGAACCAGAAGACTCCGCACTTCGCCTTGACGTTTAGTGCATTGGCGAGCCCAAGCGTGTTGTCGTACTCGGCGTCGGCCACGCCAACTACCACGGAGGTGTTGAGCGCCGAGGCGGGAACGGCGGTGCCAGCCGCATTGCGAGCGACCAGTGAGCCTTCGAAGATGTGAGTCGTCGCGGCAATACCGAGAACGACGGAGCCACAGGTCGGCTGCGTGCCATCCTGCGAGGTGTTGCGGTTTTCAGCCAAAGCGGTCATGAGTCGGTCCTTTCAGCGGCGATCACTCGTCGTCGGTGATGGGGGTTGCGCTGAGTCGCTCGGCCTTGGCCTTGGCGAACTCGTCGAGAGCAATGTGGAGGTTGGCGGCTACTTGCCGCTCCTCGGCAGTGAGCGATGCGGCACCGGCAAGTGCCGGCTCTCCGATTGGGGGCTTTCCGGCACCTGGGATTGCAACGGTCGCGACTTCGAGGTAGGCGCGCAGTTGATCCGCGGTCTGCGTGGCTGCCCATGCCTTCTGCGCAACGGTGAGTTTCCCGGACTCGAGAGCTCCGTCGATCAGGGATTCGCACTCGGCCTTGGCAGCAGCCTCGCCCCTGGCCTTCTCGGCGGCATCGTGCTCCGCGATCTTCGCCTGGAGCGCGGGCACCCGCTCGGCACCAGAGCGCCATGCCTCGACCACGGCCAGCGCCTCGGAAAGCGGCTTGCCGGTGGCCTTGCATAGCGAGTCTGCGGTTTCGATCGCGGCCTGAGCGCCGGTGATGAGCCCCGGCACCTTGTCGGCGATGGCAAGTGCCTCCGCCTCGTCCTTGGCGCCAAGCGCCGCAAGGATCTTGTTCAGCATTGGATTTGACTCCGTTGGTTGAGGTGGCGGGGCCACCGGGTTAGTGGTTGGCGCAGCGGCGCCCAACGCCGAGTCAGCGCGCGACTCTACGGGTAGCTTGGAGGAGCGCTCGGATAGCTGGCGTTCGTGCTCCGCAGTAAGCATTTCTGCTTCCGCATTGGGATCTACAGAAGCCCTGCTGGCCGCCGGAATGGCTAGCGGATGTTCAATAGCAGCCAACGAAACCGCCATCGCGGCCGCCTTCGTTGGCTCCGACGTCTCCGTGCCGATTCCGAACTCGACCGCCTCCGCAGCATCGAGCCACGTTTCGGCCTTCATGGCTGCCAGAGCATCGTCTCGAGTCGTCTTCTTGCCGTGGCGCGTGGCGCACTCGGCATAGGTGTCGGCCATCTGCTGATTAAGCTTCCGCAGCATGGCGGCCGACGCATCGTGGTCTTCTGCTGGACCCTGCGTCACCATCCACGCCTCGTGAATCATCACGAGCGCGTTGGATGCAATCCGCACCGTGTCACCAGCCGCCGCGATGATGCTGGCCGCGCTGGCGGCGATTCCGTCAACGTCGATGTTTACCGGAACCCCGCGCGCCGACTGGTCACGCAACAGGTTGTAGATTGCGACTCCGTCAAAGGCGTCGCCGCCCATCGAGTTGACGCGGATGTGGATCTCCGCCGGGGTACTTTCCCGCAGCTTCCCCAACAGCCCCTTGGCGCTGAATCCGTCGCCTGACCACGACTCTCCAACGACGTCGTAGCAGTCGATTTCCAGGACTCCGGACGCGCTCGGGCGCTCGGCAAACGCGAGTAGCTTGCGTGCCATGTGGTGGTTACCAGGTCACCGTGATACGGGTGACAGTCGTGCCGATATTGATCTCCAGGAACTTCCCCTGGAGACGATCGCCAGTCGCTACCGTCAGCGTGCGAACGGTACCGGCGCTGCCCGTCAGAGTTACGGCCAGCGTCCCCGCACCAGCGTTGTCGACGTAGATCTCGCGGGCGTGGCCGCGCGTGGGGCCCATCGGAGAAATCGCTGCGGAGGCGAGATCGATGTCAGCGCCAAACGCAGTGAACTGCTGAATATCGTCGCCGACTTCGTTGAAAAATGCGCCCATGGCGGTGCCTTGCTGCGGTAGTTCGCGGCTCTTTCGTGTGCTGACTACGCTTCTTCGCGGAGCAGATCGGTGACGTGTGCGGATCGGTGCTGCTCGAACGAGGTCCACAGCGCTGGCGGATATCGCGTAGGATCTGGTTGCCACGCCGCTCCTACGTCGGGCGCGAGTCCGAATCCTTCGGCAGGCCCCACCCCGATCGGGATCTGCCGGCGCTCCTCGGGCACCCGGTCGTATTCGCGCTGTCGAATCGAGCGCACGGTGGTGCGGCAACGGTGGTGCGCCGGGAACCAGTGCGTCTCCCACCACGGGTCCGTCGCCGGAAGAGTCAGGCCATTGACCGCTCGGCAGTACTCGGTCTGGCGCTCATCTCCGATGCCGTCGACCTGCCGATACGGACGGAGTGCAATCAGGTCCGGGTCCGAGAGCTGCCGATAGCGCCCGGCGTTGTACGCGCTTTGCGTGTTGGTTAGGACGATGGTTTCGAGCCGTGCGCGGCCGAATCGGTACTCACTCAACGCATCGCCCAGTTGCTCTACTACCTCACGGAGAACGGTACCGCGCTCGATAGCGTTCGTGATGATGGCGTGGGCGCTGAGAACTGCCTCTAGTTGCGTGACTGCGGCAATCGTCCACGCGCGCTCGCCAGCGTAAACGCCGAGCGTCTCGAGGATCTCAGCCGTTAGCGGAAACCTAGCAGAGAACCAGGCGATAGCCTCCTCGAACCGGTCAACGTCTGCGGTTGCGGCGTAGGCCATCGGAGACTCGACGGTGCGGCGTCAGCACCTCACTTCAGTTCTGGCGCGTCCTCGCGTACCGCAGCCCAGCCGCCAACCTGCGAGGTAACGAGTCCACGGCGAACCTTCTCGGACAGCGCTGCCGGACTCATCTTCTCGCGGTAGTAGTCCTCAAGCGCAAACAGCACCCGCTGGTAGTCCTCGGGTCCGGTGGCGCCGCCGACCATCTCCATGATGGCATCAATGTGCGGCTGTAGATCCTTGGCCAGTGCCCGTTCCAGAGATCGCGCTACCCGGTCAGCGTACTCCTGCCCGTTGCGTTCCCCGGCTCGCTGCGCCAACGGACGCTCGTGCCGGTGCCAGCAGGCTTGGGCGCTAGCGGCAGGCGGCAGCCCTTCGTCTGGTTCTTCGCCTTCTGGCTCGGCTTCCGGGTTCGGTGGCTCGTCGGTATCGGCGTCCTCTTCATCGTCTACCAGACTGGGAGCATCCTCGGCAGCTTCTAGCGGAACGCCAGCGGCCTCGCACGCTGACGTAACATCAACCGGGACTCCGAGCGTCTTGAACGTCGTCAGCGCCGCGCCCAGATCCACCCAGGTCTTCACGCGACCGGCGGTGTCGGCCGGCGGTGTAACGTCCCACTTGGGCCATGGAGCCGCGTCGGCAGAGCCCCAGTTCGCCACTGCCCAGGGGACCAGGATCTGATCGTGAACGAAGTCGCTCAGGTTGTCGGTGTCGGAGGCAATGATATGCGCGGCGACTGCCTCGTGTACCTGTGCCGCGGCGTAGCTTCCGCCCTTCACCTCACTGGAGAGGTTCTGCCCAAGGATCGCGATTGCGAGTCCGGCGTTGGCCTCCTGAACCTGCTGCTTGAAGGTGACGAAATTGTTGGCCGTGGCCTCGACGAGGTTTACGTCCCAACCGGGTCGCGTTATGAAAACCGGGTCGCGTCCGAGTGCCTTGAACTCGGTCGCGAGCGCCTTTCTGGCAGCCTTGTCCTTCAGGTCGGTGGATTCACCAGGCTTAACGACCCACGTTCCCTGCCCGTGGCGCTCCGAGTATCGCGCCCAGTCCTGGATCGCGTAGGTCTTTAGCAGCCACCACAGTCGGCACGCGCGCCATGATCCCTGCGCCCACGGTCGAGAGCCAGCCTGCGCGAACAGCAACCACCCGTCAGTCCCCGGGGTGATCTTGACCAACTCACCGGAGTAGAGTTGGGTATTCCATCCTCCATCCACGGCCAACGACAGGTGCCGGGACGATGACCACGCCTCTACGACCGGGGCATGGAGCCCGTCTCGCATGAGAGGCTTGCCGCGCTCGTCCACCCAACGGAGACGCCCCGGGGCAATTCCCAGCAGCGCGTACCATCGGTGTAGCAGCGCCAGTTGTGTTCCCGGGCAGATCCGCCAGAAGTCGCCTTCGTCGCGGAGCCGCTCGATTGCCCGGTCGTCTCCGCCCTCGAAGTTGATTGGAAGGCGTTGAATCGCGGTGCGCTGTAGCAGCACTCCGGATGCTCGGTCGTCGGCCGTGATCCTCTCGCATAGGTCACCGACGCTCGACATGTCACCGGAGTCGGCGAGACTCTCGGCTCCCGAAGTGTCGGACGGATCCCAGTCGAGGATCGACCGTACCTCTGGCTCGCGGTAGTCGGTAGCCATCAGTCGTCCTCGAATGCGTCACGCGCGCGCCCGTGCCCGAAGCGGTAGGAGCCAGCGGAGATGGATTCGCTGTCGGAGGCGGCCCCGGAAAGAAGCTCATCGTGGCAAGCCGCCAGCGCGTCGACGATGTCGTCCCTCGAATCCGCCACCCCGGTGAATGAGCATACTTCGTCGATCACCTGATCGACCCACGATCCATATAGTGGCGAGTTCTCTGCCGGCAGCGCGATGTTCCCGGCGTTCCAAGCAGCGGACGCTGGAGTTGCTCTAACGAACTTGTCGCCAGTCGCCGTCAGCACCTTGAACCCAGGAACCCGTTGGGCGATGAACTGCGCCGATCCCTTCTCGGTTCCGCTCGCGTACCAGCGCAGCGGACCCGACATCTCGGAGCTCATCGCCTTGAGGGTCAGCGTGAACTCGGGCGCGGCGACTTGCGCGATTCGGCACGCCGTCAGGTAGATGGTTCCGTCGAACAACTGCCCACGCAGGCAGACCGAGCGATCCGCCTGCGTCTTCGCCGTGTAGGCCAGGTCGACTCCGTAGGCGGTGCGCCACGGGGAGGTGGGTAGGTGAATGAACCGCGGCGGGTTGCCGCTGAACACCTCGCCTCCGCGGGGGCGCGGGCTACCCTGATACATTGCCGCGAACCCCCAGGGGTCGCGCTCACGCATCTGCTCAAGGAAGGATAGCGGCCGTTCCTCTGGCCACAGCGCCTCGCCGACCCGCCTTCCGCACGGGTCCGTTTCCGCGTCCTCGCAGATGGCCTGGAGGTTCGTGTACCGGAACCCCCACTCGCTCACCAGCCTACCGCTCGGATCATCCTCAGCCCACCTGGTGGCCATACAGATGATCGACGAGCCAGGATGCCGGCGCGTGAGGATCGTTCCGTAGAGAACGCCCCAGATCGATTCCCGGTGAGCTCGGCTGAACGCCTCCTGACGACCCTTGATTGGGTCGTCGATCACGCAGACGCCATTCTCCGGAAGCGGGTCTCCGGTGATGCCGCCGTCAATCGACGTGAACTTGATACGGCTTCCGTTCAGTCCGCTCGTCCACTCGTCGGTCCTGCCGTCTGGTTTCAGGCCCAGGTGATCGGCCAGGATCCGGAAGTCCTTGGCGACCGAATCGGATCGGCGTTGCGAGTAGGTGACGTAGTAGTAGCGGCCGCCCGGCGTCAGCAGCATCCACTTGGCGAGTGCGTGCTTGGTCGTCTCGGTCTTGCTGTGCTGCGGAGGAGCCGCGAATACGAGTTCGACGGAACGTCCTAGCGTGGCGTCGAGTTGCTCGGCGTATGGGCGAAGCCACGTCGGCGATGTCAGATAGGGGGAAGCCGCCGGGATGAACTCGAGCAGCGGTAGGGAGGCGAGATCAGTGGACTGGCTGCTCTGCGACTCCTCCTGAACCGGGGCGAACTTGCGGGACAACTCCGCCCATCGCTGGATTCTCTGGAGTCTCTGTGCGACGTTTCCCACCGGATCCCTCGAGCATCTTTCGGCTCATCTCGAGCTCGGCGCGGTTGTCGGAGTTCTTGCCGGCGGCTTCGACGAGCTTGGCGAGCGCCTCGAGATACTGGGGGCTCGCCGGGTGATTTTCCCGTCCGAGCATGTCGGCGGACCGCTTCACCGCAGCCCACACTGCACGGACGGCTTCGGCCTCCGCCTCGACGACCCGATCGTCGATGGCATCCTGTCGCGCCCGCGCCGCCTCGTAGAGTTCGCGGAGCTGATCATCGTGGGCCAAGGCCCGCCGGTAGTTTCCGACGGTGGCTCGGCTTTTGATGCCGAACTTCGCGGCCGCCTTGGCGTCGCCGATGCTGTCAGCGAGCGCCAGTAGGGCGGCTTGACGATCTTTCGCCAGCTTTGATCCGCTGACCTTGCTTGACCGTCCCAACCTTCACCCGCCTCTCACCGCACTCGCACGCCTCAACCGCCTCGACCACGTACCTGGCCCCCGGTGGCGACCCGTCGGTTAGCAGCACCCGGCCACCCCTGGTGACGGCTCTGTGCCTCGCCCCTCCGCACCCCAAGCACCTACACCGGACCGTCAGCGTCACCCGCACAGTGTAGCCACTGGCCTATCCGGATCGCCACGTCCTTGACTCTCCGACCGTCCGGCCTCACACTCCCCCTGTGCGCCATGACACCCCAGGACCTGCTCCGGTGGGCCCGCGACCTCGAATCGCAAGGCCTAGACCACGCGGCTGAAGAGCTGCGGTGGGCGGCCGCGTCTCGCGCGCCCGGCGTGAAGCGTCTGACCTGTCCACAACGGCAGCGCGGTGCCTACCCTTCCGCGACCGAGCCGGCTGCTGACCCCGAGTTCGATCGCGAATCCGACCCGCTGTGCGTCCTGGAGTCCGCGCTCCTTGATGCCGAGTCGGTTGGAGATCTCGCGACCGTCTCCGCCCTGCTCGGCGTCCTGGCGGGACTGCCAGCGGCTGGGCGTCGGGCGGCGTGATCACCTGATCCGCCAGCTTTCCTGCTGGGGCCAGCGCGATCGGGAGCGATCTCGTGATCACCCTCGGCGGTGTCGCCGTGCCGGATGCGCTCCGGGGTTCGTCCTCGCGCTGGGAGCGTTCTCTCGGAGCTCCGCGGGCGCACGATCGGGACCCCTATTAGGATCCGCGGCAACCCCCACTCTAATGCGCTCTAATGCGCTCTAATCGCCGGCCGGTTTCAGATCGCTTCCTTCGGCAAAACGGACCTCCAGCATGGCGATGCGCCTGGCGAGCTTCCCTACCCCTGCCGCGACCTCCGAAACCGACACCAGGACCAGGCGATCGCCGGCTGCCATCTCCGACCGTATTCCGACGAGCTCCTCCTGCACCACTTCTCGAGCTACCTCCTCGGCCTTGCGATCGACGTCCCGCAGGTGGGCGGAGATCGCTTTCCGCAAGTCGTCGCGTTCCGTGTCCTCGTCGAATAGACCCGGAGCGTATCGGTGCAGTTGTGCCAGCGTCACCCGCCACCGGAGCCGCTTCTCCCCCGTCCGCACCCCGATGCGACGACCCACCCTTCGTTCGGCGGCGAGGAGGATCCTCTTGAGCTTTTGGCAACCGAATGGCCCCAGCTTCAGCATCCGCGCCGCTTCGGGCAGGGTCATCAGTTGCTCGGCCATCAGCACCCCCCCAGCGCCAGTCTGACCTTCTCGCGAAGCTCCTCGCTGGAGTCCATGGCCACCCGCGAGAGTCCGATGATCTCAGCGAGCAGTACCTCCTTCTCGGCATCGGGCGGCGCCTTGATGCGGGCTCTCCTGGGCGCTGGTCCGTCGCGCCGCGCCTTCCTGGGTCCGACTTCGGCCAGCCACGCCTCGACGGACTCGTCCCGCAGATCCTCGGCCTCGTGCCGAGCGTCGGTCAGCAGGGAGCCGGTCCGGATGTCGGGGTTGTTCTGCTGCCGCTCCCGGACTCGGTCGAGCACGGCATCCGGACTCGGCGCGTCCGAATACTCCTTGGCGTGCTGATTGACGAGTCGTTTCCCGGTGGTCGTCAGCGCCAGCAGTCCCGCGACCCCGCAGGCGCCGGGTCCGTAGAGTCGAGAGAGGACGGCGACTCGGAGGTAACCGCGATCGCTGCCGCTGCGAATCCGGAGCAGTCGCGAATCGACTCGCCCGATCTGCTCGGCCTCCGACTCCCCCATCCCGATCCCAGTGCTGCCGTGCTTGCTGGAACCAGTAATGTTCGCGTCGAGTGGCCGCAGCCGTTCGAGTGGCGACGGGATCCAGCCGCGCCCGTGGCAGGCCCCGCACCACTCAGTGACGACTGCCTTCGAGTCGCGGGACAGGTTCGCGATCTCGACCCGGAGCGCGTCCAGTTCCTCGTCGCCGAGTGCCCGCGCCTCTACCACGGCCTCATCGGCGATTCGGTTCGCGTGCTCGAGCCGGTACGCCTCTGCCTCTCGATACGCGGTCCAACGGTCGCGGGCGACGGATGCCCGATCCATCAGCACCCGGTAGGCCACCAGGTGCGGGATCCGTTTCGCGCGGACTCGCAGGTCCTTCATGTCGGCGACCACGTGGGCGCGGTGCGTGCAGTCGAGCGCCTGCGCCTCGTCGCTCTTGGTGCGCATCCGCTCGGACCCGTCGAGTCGCCCGACTCCGCCGCAGACCGGACACCGACGCGAACGCCCGTAGCGCGCCATGCGGTCAAGCATGGGACCGAGATCGGAGGCGGACAGACGGTCGAAGGTGCGGCCGCAGAAGTAGGCGATCAGGTCCTTGATGTCCGGCTTGTCGAGACGAGGTCGGGTTGCTCTCATCAGGTCCTCGCCCTTGACTTGGCTCGCGCCATGATACAGATTCCTTCTGCCGTCGTCGTCGAACCGGCACCACGCCTCCGGGTCACCACCCCGGGGGCGTTCGTTCGTCAGCGCTACGCCGCCTTCTTCTCCAACTCCTTCTTGAGCTTCGCGTTCTCGCGCGTCAGCCGCGCCACCTGGGTCCTGAGCTGGGCGTTCTCGCGGGTTAGCCTGTCGATCTCGGTGAGGCGCCCGACGTCTCGCGGAACCTCTTGTCGTGGATCCACCTGTCGGAGCAACCGCTGCGATGCTTGCAGCGAGGGTCGCACTCCTCCGCGCGCATCCGAGAAGGCGTCGACCGCCCGCACGAACGCCGGAACCCGATCGCGATCCCTAGTGTTCGCCAGCGCTATGACGGGGTTCGCCCCCAGCCGCTCCGCTTCCTCCTCGCCGACCAGTCCGACGCCCTTCTTGAAGTTCTCGAAGCGGGCCACGTCACACAGGTCGTGCGACTTGAGGAACTGGGCGAACGTTCCGATCCCGCACGCCTCCAGCAGCGACATCTGCTCTGCCTCGACCCGCCGCAGGTAGAGGAGGAATCGCGCGTCCGCCTCCTCCTTGCTCTGCCGCAGTGAGCGGGCCTCGGTGACGATCTCGTTCAGTTTCTCTTCGTTGCTCTTCTGCTTCTTGGACATTTGGTTCCTTTCCTCACGCATCGCGCTCTGCATTCCTTTCCTCACGCATCGCACCACGGCTCGACCACGAACTACGTGGACGGGTCGGAGCTCCTCCGCTCTGCATTCCTTTCCTCACGCATCGCACCGTCACAACCCAACGGAGAATCAGGAAGATGACAACGACCTCCGCTCTGCATTCCTTTCCTCACGCATCGCACCTGCCCTCCGAGGCTCGGCGCGATTTCGATGGGTTACGCGACGCTTTGCGAGCGCCTCCTTTCTTGGTTCTGCCCGGCTCCCCGGCGGGGCCTTGTTTCTGCTGATCTGCCTCACGCACCACTTCGCCTCTCGCCTCCGGGCTTGCGAACCCCGTCTCGATTCCGAACAGCTTGTCCCACGCGCTCATGTTGGCGCCTGACCTGCGCAGCATGTGCAGCACCGCCACGAAGTCGGCCGGGCGCTCGTACCCGCAAGCTTGGCAGTGGAACACCCCGGTACGGGTGTTGTGCTGACCGTCGTGCACGTTGCAGCACCGCGGGCATTCGGTGCTGATGTACTCGGACGACACCTCGTCCAGCGGGATCCCATCCTTCCGCAGCGCCCACGCCACCGCCGTCTTCAACTCGGCGAGCGGGAATCGGTCCACGAACCTCCGAACGTTGCGATCGTCGCTCGGCTGAATGCCGCCATGGTCCTCGATGAATACCCGGCCGCACCCCCACTCGCGGCAGAGTTTCGCCACCGCGGCGGCGAGTTGTTGACACTTCGTGTGATTGAAGCGCGCCAGGTAGTCGCCGAGTCGCTCGTAGGTCGCGAAACGTCGATCTCTCCCGTGCCCCTTCGCGCCGCTTCCGCGCTCCGACTCGACGATTCCCTTCAACTGCCGACGCCGCGCCTCGAGCGACCGCCGCATCGCTAGGTACTTGTTCCCGCGGTCCAGGTATCGGAACTTACCGGTGCTGCTCATGGCCGTCAGCCAGTTGTGCTGACCACGGTGCACAACGAGGACGTTCGCCGCGTTGAGCTTGGTGGGTGCCGGCTCCGGCTCCGAGTAGGCGATGATCGCGTACCACTTCCGCCTACGCTCGTCGTACACGATCTTGAGCGCACCGCGCTTGACCGAACCATCTGCAATCTCCCGAAGCTTCGCCCAGTGGCTACCCTTCGACGGCGCCAGGCGCGCGAACCAGTATTCGATCACGTCCGCTCCGCCATCCTTGTTGGATCCGAGCGCGATCTTCAGGGTCACCCCGTGCGCGTCCGCGATGACTCCTGACTCGTTAGCTCGGTTAGGGATGGGCGCTCCTAGCTTGTAAGATGGGATTCGCGTCCGCTTGCCGTCCTTCGTCCACTTCTTCAGCTTTCGCTCCACCTCGCGAGCCACATCCGACATCATACCGGCGTGGCATTCAATCCCGTTCGCTTTCGCTACCTGCCTAGCCATCTGGTAGGCGCGAGCCTTCCCGTCTAGGTCGAACAGTTCCTTCCCCGAGTGCTGCTCGAGCAGCACGTTCAGCAGCGTACCGTTGTAGATGTGGTGCATCGCCGACCGGTAGCGACGAAGCTCGGTGCCAAGCTCGTCCCACGTGCGCCCTATCGGCGCCACGATCTCCACCCGAAGCGCCTTGGTGATCAGAGGAACCTCGCAGTGGACCGACGAACGGCGGAATGCAGAGCTCTCGGAATCCTTCGGACCCGAGAAGACCGAGGCGGACGAACCGCCCCGTTTGCGAGCGGACTTGCCCTCGCATCCGGGCCCCGGAGTAGGCCCATTATTGCTCTCCGCTCGTCGGCCCGCTGCGGGGCCCTTCTGTTCCTTCACGCTGTCCTCCTCGCTCTCAACCTGCTCACTCCGCCGCCCTCCTCGCAACCACGTCACTGCCCGACATCTCCTGTTCCAGCAACTCCTCCGCCTCCCCGTAGCTCCGCCGCGCACCCAGTCGCACCCCGTCCTGCCGGATCGCGATGAACGGCGGCCACTGCGCAGAACTGAACACGATCGTCCCGCGGCCGGGCAGGTCGTACTCTGAGCGGGTGGGCTCGGGTGCGGCGCCGCTAGCGGCCTTCGCTGGCTTCCGATAGCGGATGCGCGGGGGGCGGAAGGTCATGGCCGCCCGTGCCCCGGGCAGCCACAGCAAGGGCACGGATCCCACGTCGGCCACTCCTCCCACTCACCCGGTTCCAGCAACTGGAAACAGATCTCCTGGAGCACCGGCGGGCGGGGCGGCGGCACGGGAAGCGGCGGGAACCTTAACGGTGGCAGGAGGTAGAGAAGGTCGTCGTCGGTCATGGCCCACCGCAGTGTTTCGACACGACTACCAGCACCAGCAGCGCGAAGTTCAGAATGGCCGCCAGACGCCACTTCTGCGCACTGGACTCCGCCTTGACTGCCCTCGACGTCGTGTCCGCAGAACGGGCAGCGCGCTCGCGGCGGGGGAGGCGGTGGCCACGGATTCGGCATCGACGGACGGTGCTCCATCGCCGCGCCCGTTGGTACCGTCACCCCTCCCTCCCCAATTCCCGCTTCGCCGCCTCGACTCGCTCCGTCTGCTGCGCCAGCGCCGCCTCCAGTCTGGCGACCCGTCCGTTGGCCAGGTCGTTATCGGCGCGGAGTCCGGCGATCGTGTGCGCTGCCTCCGAGCACCTGAGCCTGCCCTCCGCTTCCTCCGCTCGCTTCCTCTCCAGCCCGCAATCCCTCGCCGCCACCTGGTACGATTTGAACCACTTGTCGCTTGCGCCGCTGGCAGACGCGAACTGTTCTCCACGAGCAATCAACGCATCCCCAAGATCTCTGACTTGGTCCCTGAGCACTCTGACTCTCTCCTCCGCCACCCGCAGCTTCTCCGCCATCTCGTCGAGCTGGCACACCGGGCCCTTCGCGCGCGGGTTGTCCAGCGCCTTGACGACGGCTTCCGCGACTCCCGACGCGCACTCGCAGACGGCCTGCTTGCTTCGGCTCTCGAGTTCGAGGAGTTTCCCCTCTAGCTCCGCCGCTCGCCGCTCCTGCCTGGTCGTCTCATCCTCGGAAACGATGATCCGTCTCTGTAGACGGTCCATCTCCGTCTGGTATGCTAGGTGCGCAGAGCACCGAAGTTCTTCCGTTTCCCGTGCGATCCGCTCCGCATCCTCGGCACGTTTGCGGAGAACGGCGCGCTCTTCCGCAACGATGGCAGCGGTCTGCGATCCGCCGAACGCACCGTTCAGAACCGCGAGCCTCACTTCCTCTGGCTGGGCCTTGACATGAGCCACTAGCCTTTCGGCAGGAGTCCGAGCGTGTGCGGCCGCTAGCCACGACCATGGACCGGGAGGCAGATCGTTCGCCAGGCTCCAGAACTCCGAGGCCGCCCCCTCCGGCAACGCGCGGATCCATGCCACCACTTGCGGGATAGTGGCGCGGCTACCCATCCAACTTGGAAGCGTGGCACCGGGGTCCTCCGGTAGCGCGTGCAGCGCTAGCTTGGCAGCCACCGCCGGTTTCGGCTCTTCCCACGTCACGTTGCTCACGTCGGTCATTCCGCGTCTCCTCCTCCCCACAACATCGTCATCGCGATCCCGTCGGCGCAACGCCTGCCCTCGCACTCGCCGGCCGCGGTCCTGTTCCACACTGCTGCGATCAGCACGTGCAACTCCCGCATCTCCGCGCGGGTCACGCGACGGGGGCGCCTCCGCGCGGTGAACGGACGGCGCCTCCGTGTGATCGTGTTCGGCACGTGAATCAGCGCGGACCGCATCGGGAAGAGGCGGAGCTGGATGGGGGTCACGGCAGCACCTCCCTGGGTAGCCACCACGTCCAGCGCACCGCTGAACGGTCCGTCCAGGTCAGCGATCGGACCCCGTCACCGTCCAGCACCAGCACTCGGGAGCCGTGCGCGGGCGGGTCAACGCGGGCGTCGCGCCAGTGATCCAAGATGGTCGGTGGAGTGGCGTTCACGTCCTCACCTCCACCTTCCCAACCCGTCGCACGCATCGCGCCAGCGCCGCCAGGACGCCGTTGAACGTGGCGATCCGCCCCGCCTTCAGGTCAGCCCACGCATCCATCCCGGACTCGACGTGAAGCGTGGCCGACCACTTGCTGTCGTGGTCGAGCCATGCCTCGAGCCTGTCAAGTCCGCGCTCCCAAACGGCTCGGTACAGCTCCCCGTCTGCGGCGGTTTCAGACTCCACGTTCCGCCACTTGCGGCCCAGCCACTTGAGAGTTGTCGGTGTCGGTTCTCGGTTGGTCTTCGTCATGGCTCTCCTCCCATTCTCCTCAGTGCCCACGGCCCCCCCTGTCTCCGATGTCATAGCCCGCCGTGCCCCCCGGCTGCCCCTCAGACGCCGTTTCGCTCCCGGACGTGGCAGCGGGCGTGCCGGGAGCCTCCGAGCGCTCAGGCGGGCAGGGAGGCGGGACGGCGGTGGCACGCGGTTCGTAGTCGGCGCAGAACCAGTCGGAAGGGTTCACCTCGTGCCTAGGGTTGCAGTAGCTCCGATCGGAGCCGCAATAGGGGACCGAGTGCTCGCACTCCGCGCACCTGACCCGCGGCACGTACTCGACGATCGTGTCTCCCGGATACGCGCTACGCTTGGCCTGCTCGCGTGTGTCGAATGCCCCCGGCTGCGAGTCATCCTCCACGTCGATCGTGTCCCGCATCACCACCACGAACAGCGAGCGGGTCATAGCGCCTCCGGTGGTTCAGGTAGTGGCTGCCAGTGGGTGATGCCTAGATCGCGTCCGAGCGCGTCCAGCAATCTCTCTCCAGACCTGAACGCCTCGCCTACCCACGGATTTCCGTGGCACGGAGCGTATCCGATGACCACATCTCCACGTTCCGGCAGCCTCTCCCCCACCGGTATCCACCGCGGCGGCAGAACGTACTCGACCACGCGGTGCCCATGGCTCTCGAACACCGCGACGTCCTGCGGGTGATAGGGCTCGGTCGCGTGGCGGCGAACGAGGTCCGGCACACCATCGTGATCGACCACAACCCAGACGCGAGGCGGGGCGGTCACAGCAGATCCTTCTCCGACATGCGCCGGCATAGTTCCACCACGTCGCGCCCGTAGCAGACAGAATTCCATACATCGTCATCCTCGCATGATGGAGGGTGCATCTCTGCCCACACGCTACCTGGCACGATCACGATTCGTCGACGCTCGTGCGGAGACGCCAACTCGCCGCGGGTCCACTGATGAAGCGCGTCAATACACGCGCCGCGTTCTTCGACTGAACTCATGGGGTCACCTCCGGATCGCTCACACTCATCAGCCGCTTCCACTCACCGGCCGCGAATGCGATCACGACGTCGTCACCGAGCAAGGTCGAACTCCCGGTGTCGTTGGTGAACACGAGCGCGCCGTTGTGCAGCGTGCAGCTCTCGGCAGTCACCTCCTCCCACAACTCCGTTGTCAGCACTGCCCAGGTTTGCTTCTTCACGGCTCAACCTCCCTGACCACCAACCCGCTAGGTCGCTCGCACACTACCAGTCGCTTTCCACCCTGACCCCACGCATATGAGGCCCGGTCGGTACCGCATGATCGCTGGTCCGCAATGGTTGGCTCGCTCCATGATCTGGAAATGGCTCCTCCGATCCCCATGCCGATGATCGCGGACAATGCGCTAACAGCGATTGCTACCAATACATCGCCCATCATCCGACCCTCCCGCACGCATCGCCGATCAGCCGCTCGAGTGCCAGGAGGGATTCCGCTTGGCTGGCGCAGTGATCGACCGAGGCCTCGAACCCAGGTTCGTGCCCGTCTCCGAGTCTCACGTCGTTCTGCAGCTTCGCTCTGAAGTCGTGCGGGCCATCCTCGTCCTCGTCGTTGGTGACCTCCAACTCCCAGCCATTCCGGACGTAGACCTCCCGCCACGAGGAGGCGTCCGTGCGCTTCCAGCGGTGGCCGGCGAACGTGACGGTCTTGGGTGCGGTGAACTCGGTCGTCTTTGGTGCCTTGCGTTTCGTTGCCATGTCGTCCTCCTCAGATCCGTTCCTTGCGCGTCAGGTATCCATCGCCGTGCATCTTGAGGATGACGCGGCCCATGTGCTCGACTCGCTCGTGTGTCGGCTTCACGACGAACCCCTCGCGCACATGCCCGGCGAGCGCGCTGGGTCCCTCCGACCATTCAGCGATTCGCTCCGGGTCCCATGGCCCTTGGTACAGGATCGGCACCCACGGCAGGCCGCACGACGCGGCAGTCGCGCGCGCCGGCTCGTCGTCGAGGTAGCGCCCGGTCGTGCCGTCGAACACGTCGAAGATTCGGAGGTCGACGCCCGCGATGCCGTAGTGGAGATCCTGGACCTTGCCGAACACCTCGCCGAAGAACACGCGCTTCGGGAACCCGCGCAGCCGCTGCTCGATCTCGCACAGCCTCGCCACCGTCCACCACGTGTTGTTGTCGTTATCGCGCTTGATCCGGTTGTGCGATCCGACCCAGAGCCGCTCGCCATCCCAGGCGTATCGCGCGTTGCAGCCGTGCAGCTTCTCGGTCACCAGCACGGGCTCCCCAGGTTGCAGCACGTTTCGATGCCGGCGCAGTGGCTCGATGTCCGTGTACGTCGGAAACAGCCAACCCTCGGGAGCCGCCTCGTCCTCGCCTCCACTGTGCACTCCGCCGCGCTGCGCCTCCGGATCCCAATGCGTGACCCCGAGCGCCTCCGTGACGTCATCGCCCTCCTGTGTGCCATCGGGCGCCGGAACCAGCAGTCCCATCGAGAACACGCCACGGAGCCGCTTCGCCCTGATGCGCGGTCGATCCAGAAACGCGAACTCCGGGCGCGCGAGCTCGACCACCGAATCGACGGGCAGGTAGGCAGCGAGCGAACCAGGTTGCCAGTCGCCCAGCCGCACGCACACTGGATACCCGCCGTGCACCATCACGATCCCGAGCGCGTCCGCGTTGCCATGCGGCTCGATCGCTCCGATCCGAACTACCTCTACTCGTGCTTCGCTGCTCATGTCCTATTCTCCTCTCACGCGGGCGGTAACCCGCAGAAGCCGTCGTCGAATCCGTCGTGGTCGTCCCGCTCCGCCGTCTCGTTGAAGGGGCGCGGGGGAGGGGCGTCGTAGGTGGTGCGGGAGCCGGCGCGGAAGGGGACGCCCGGCTGCTCTGGCGAGTGGCGCGGATCCTCGACGTCCACGAAGCACGCGGCCTCGTCGTCCCAGTGGAGCGGAACGAAACCGGTGTGACCCCTCTTCACCTTGTCCAAAAGCAACGCCCGCTCACCAGCGCGCACCTTGACATTGCCCTTGCTGTCCAGGATGTCCGCCTGCACGATCCCAAGCATGGCCACGACCTCGGCGGCGTTGACGAGATCCTTGCAGTCGCGGATCTGGTTGCGCCGCGGGAACTTGTCCGGGTTCTTCTCGTCGGTCGTGATCTGGCTCAGTATGATCAGGCACCGCTTGCGGCTCTTCACTGCCTGCCTGAGCAGGCGCCCCATCTTCCGGAGTTCGTTGCGCCGGTCCTCGCTCAGCTTCTCTGAGTCCGCCTCGCCGATGTAGTCCAGCACCACGAGCCCGATCGACGGAAGCGCGTCGAGCATCGTAGCCACGCTCTTCGCCACCCATTCGCCAGACTGACCGATCGCATCCAGGAAGATCGGCTTGTGGTCCGCCGCCGCCGCAACGTCCGTCATGATTTGGATCTCGTCCCGCGTCAGTTCGTTGAGGCGCAGGTGGTCCGCGTTGATCTTCTCGTGGTGGCTTCGGCGGGCACGGCGCAACAGCAACCGATCGGCGTAGAGCTCCTCGGCATCCTCTAGCGATACGATGATGGCGTCCGATCCGTTGCGCTGGAACTGGTCCACGAACGCCGTCGCCAACGTGCTCTTGCCCTTTCCGGTGTCGGCTCCAATCAACCACGAGCTCGTCGGATAGAATCCACCGGTGTTCCGGTCGATCTCGTAGTGTCCTGTCGGGACGATCACCCGCCGCTGCGGATTCAGGGCGCGGTTCATGGCGCCGACGATCAGGTCCTTCGTCGTCCGCAGCACCGGAGCGTCGACCACGAGCTTCGCGTCTTCGCGCGGGTCGGTAGGGAGTTCACCGAGGACCGCTCGATCGGTGTCGTCTCTCGTCACGCTGCCACCCTCCATGCCCGGACGCGCCCGCGCATCGTCTCGAGAATCTGCTTCGCGTAGTCGTCCCCTGCCTTGTCGTTATCGGTACGGATCACTACCTCGCTCCCGAACGCGATCCGGTCCGCGAACGCCTGCGTCCACGACCCGCTCGTGATCCCGATCACCGGATACTGACCGCGCACCGCGTGCACACAGAGATCGGGTTCGCCCTCGCTCACCACGAGCAGGCACGGGTACGGCGCCCGCAACATCTCGACCGCCTGCGAGTTCGCCCACACGAGCCCGGCCGACAGGTACCCGGCCGGCGGCAGCCGCTTCGGCGTTTCCTTGTCGCCGTTGACGCGCCACGCTCGGACGCCGCGGAACTGACCGGAGGAATCCCAGGTCCGAATCAGGATCCGGTGCCCCGTCTCCAACCACGACCTCCTGACCGCGTCCTCTCCTGGCCCCTTGCGGCCCGCCCACCACGGGAGCGGCTGCCCTGGTCGCAGCGCCCGCAGAAGGTCGCGAGAGGCGGCCTCAGACGGCGGGATAGCCCTGCTCTCGAGGTAGGCAGCGATCTCCTGATCCTCGTCCACGCGCCCGGCGCCATTCCAAATCGCTTCGACCTGGTCGATGGGTGCCGGTTGCTTGTCCGTCTTCGGCTGCGCGGCGAGTCGCGCTCGGTGGGCTTCCAGGTAGGCGTTGCGAGCCGCTTCGCGCTCCAACTGGTCGGCCACGGATTCGTCGTCTCGGCCGAGTTCGACCCCCGCGATGTCCGCCGCCTCTCGCAGTGCCTCCGGGAACGAGCACCCGCGGAGTTGCCGGATCATGGCGATGGCGTCTCCGGATCCGCAGTGGCTCGCGCAGTAGAACGCTAGGCGCCCGTCATGCTCGTCCAGCGTGAGGTTCTCGTCCTTGCCACCATGCATCGGGCACTTCTCGCGGTGCCGCTTGCTGCGGTACGGGACCCCGAGCGCCGGTGCCACGACGGACCATCCCCGCTCAAGTAGGGCGGCCTGGACCAATTCGACGTCGTCGTGGTTCATGCTCGATGTCCCCAGATGTCCTCGGCCACGAAGCACGACACGCACCGTTCGGCGCGCGGCGTCGGAGTGATCGGCTCTACCTCGAACGACGGAGTCAGTGGCTCGTCATCCCAGACGACGCACCGCGGGTCCCCATCCTCGGTGCGCCGAAGGTGCGGGCACGACTCGCTGCAGATCGCTGACCACTCGGAATCGGCAACGGCCGGAGCGAGCTTCATCGCGTAGACGGGCGGGTCAATCGGCTCGGCGTCAAGGATCTCGTGCGGCAGCAACGGCTCGTTCACAGGACCCCCTCTCGGCGCAGGTCAGCAAACTCGTCCTCGACCGGAGCCACTTTCACGCCAGCGGCCGCGTAGATCTCGGCGACGCTGGGGGCGAATCGGTTGGCGCGGATCAGCCGTTTGATCGCTGCTTCAAGATCGGCAGCTGGGATGTCTTCGACCATCTGTCCCCACCGCTCGACCATGTCGGCGTCGAAACGCTCGAAGGTCTTCGGGTAGGCAATCGACAGATCCAGAAATGCTCGATTCGTGTGCGCCTTCATGGGTCAATCCTCACTGAGCGGGCGGCGGCGGCGCCGCGTGGTACGTCGGGAGATTTCGACACGGATGATCGGGGGCCGTCCGCGCTCGCCAGCCACTTGTCGACCTTGCCCTCAGATCCCATCAGGTTGTCGAAGTCTCCGTAGAACTTGCCAGCGTCGTTCTTAGACCGAACGTGGAACTCGCTCTTCGATGCCCGGTCGATCACCTCGCACAAGTCGGCGACGGAATATGACCGCAGACGAGCGCGGATGATTCGAGTTCGATCGTCCGAGAACTTCGGCTCTCGCTTGCTGGCCTGCGACCACAGTACCTTGCGCCAGTGGTTGAACACCTGCCGCACCTGGTCCGGCGGGGGTGGGTCGTCAGGTACGAGCGCCAGTTGCTCGGCCGGAGGGTCCGATTCTCTGGATCCAGACCTGTCAGGTTGATCCTGATCTGTAGGATCAGAACTAAGACCAGACCGACCAGACCGACCAGGTGACGGCGGTGACGCTTGTGCGTCACGTGCGTCACTGTTTTCACCATTCTCGATCAGTCGCTTAGCTCGGTCTAACTCCCTAGTTTTCCTCATCCTTTTGGCTGATTCTGACTCCTGGGCTTTCTCGAAGTTACGTATCGTAAGCCAACCTCCGGACATGGAAAGAAACCCGTCGGCCAACAGAACTTCCACCCCGGTTTCCAGAAAGTTCCTGTCCGACTCGTGGGCCCGAACGTGGAACATCAGGTCACCCACCAGTGACGGGTGTTCGTCACGTGCGTAACTCCACGGGATGATCCGACCCTTCCGATCGCACCTGCGACCCAGCTCCGCGGCAAGCGAACGCACCGTGAACGGAAGGCGCTCGAATGCTGGAGGCAACTGAGTGAACAGCTTGCGGAAGTCTCCCCAGTCGCGATCGTCGCTCACTGGGAGAGCCCTTCCTCTACTCCAGTCACTGGCTCGGGTAGTTCAGGAACCGACGATTCCGAACCCTTCTCGCACCCGGCAAGAAACGCCTTGTACTCAGCCTCATGAGCAACCGAATCGACAGCCTCCCACATAGCTTCGAGCGTCCGCACAATGCGGACAGCAGTTCGAAAGCACTCCGCAGGGTCCGCGTAGACTTGGGAACCGGTGAAACGGATTACCGGGATCCCGATCCCGAGCAGCGAAATGTCACGAGCCCGGTCCGCACCGGCCTGCTCCTTCGTGCGCTCGTGCCACTCGTGCCCGTCGATCTCCACCGCCAGCCTCTCCGCCGGGCTCTCGCACCGCTCGAAGGCGTACTCACCCTCGCCCGGCGTCCAGGTGGCGGCGATCTCGGCGACCTCCTCAGCCTGCTTCTCGTCGAGGTGGAGGGCCCAGGATAGGTGGGCGGCTAGGCCAGAATACCCTGGTTGTGCGGCCTGCTCACCCGTTCCGGTTGCGCCCTGGGTGTGCTCGGTCGTATCTTCTGATTGCTTCATCGGACCAATCCTCCGGTGAGGTCACGAGCCCGGGACGCTCCAACGTCGCCGGGCTCACCTGATTTGTCGGTTCGCCCCGACGCTACACCCGCCGCTCCCCCGGCGCCAGTCTGCGCGCACGCCGCCCCAATCCTCCCGACCCACTCCTCGGGAGGGATCCCCGACGCCCGGAGCACCACCTCGACGTCGAACACGACCCGGAACTTTTCCGGAAGCGAGCCGAGGACGCGATCGTCTCGGGGGTCGGCGGGGTCGCGCGAGAGGAGATTCACGCGGCGACCAGACGCCTCCACGGACCAGGATCGGTCAGCCATGGTGGGCACCCATCCTCTCGTGCTCGAACGTCAGCAGGCCCGCTTTGCGCGCTGCTGACAGGCAGTCCGGCGTCCCCGTCGAGTCCGGCATGGGGAACCCATGGCACTCCGCCGTGAACGCGGTTCCGATCCCGAGCTCTCGGGCGGCGAATCGAACCATTTCCCGGTTGCGCACGGGTCCCGCCCGTCTCCCGAGCCGCCGCCAATCCGCGCGGAACGGTACGACCTTGAAGCCGAGCTCGCGCCCGATGGCGTCCGCGAGCATGTCCACGGAACTCCCCTCCTCATAGGTAGGCGGGTCCGGACAGGCACCATGGAAGAGCACCAGACGCCGACCAGCGAAACGCTCAGAGAAGGCCAGTAGTAACTGGCGGATCTGCTCCGGGTTTCCACACCAATGCCGAGAGCCGGTGATGACGAAGATCGCGTCGCTGGGTCTACCCACGGGCCACCTCCGGGAACTCGCGTGACCAGGAAGTTCCGCGCTGTATATGCCCGATCTGAGCGTGGCTGACGCCGTACTTAGCGGCTAGGGCGCGCTGTGAGACTTGCCCTCGGAGTTTTCTGATCTCGCTCACGTCTTCCGGCGCCAGCTTCGCTCGCGGGTTCAAGGCGCCAGCGAGTGACATCCTGCGTCCTTTCCGATCCATGTCGCGCATGTTGTCCAGGTGAGTCCCAACAAACAGGTGTTCCGGATTCACACAAGCCGGGTTGTCGCAACGGTGTAGGATGCAGGCGCCACGGTGGTCTGCCCCTTCAAGGCAGGGAATTTCTCCAAACGCCAGCTCGAACGCTACACGGTGCGCCAGTACAAGGCGTCCTGAATGCCAGAAATGCCCATATCCGGTACCTGTCTTTGCCCCTTTCCACTCGGCGCACCCTCCGGCAGCAATGCTGACGTTGGACCAGAAGCGAATCCTGTCTTTGGCGCTGTACTTCATGTAGGAAATTCCCTTCTACGCAGGTCCTCGGGCCATTCGGCGGGGTCGGCGCCGGCGCCCTTCAGATGTAGGTGACGGGTCAGCGTCTGCCTTCCGTCCGGGGTGTGGACGCGGCACCATCCTGCCGGCGGTGGGTTGCGTGCGGTATCGCCCATGACGCGCTCGAGATCGTTCGGGTCCAGATTGCGCGCAAGGCATTCAACCGACTCGAACGGGTGGCGGCCGAGTTGCTTGATGAAGCACGCGACTCCCGCGCTTCGGCACTGCGCCAGGATGCTACGGACCCAGTTGATCTCGACGGTGCGCGCACCGGGGCCCGACTCCGCCCCGACGATGACCCAGTCGATCCGCGGAGTCCGGTTCAGCATCGGGTCGACCTCCTGAAACGGCTCGAGCCAGCCGCGCTCATACTGGAGCTCCACCTCCCCGATCAGCGGCTCGCACGACAGGAAATGGACCGCCGACGGTACCTGTAGCAGCAGCGGGATCCGCTTGTTGGCCGACGGCTGGCACCCTGCCGATGTCCCCGCCCACACGTGCGACGGCCACCCGTCCGCCCACGACTCCGGGGCCATGCGCACCATGTTCTCCGGCCGCTTCGTGAGCAGCAGCCAGTCGAGATTCCGGCACCGCTCGATCAGAGAGAAGAGCTCAGCGCGCCACGGCTCGAGTTCGGAACGATCCTCGAAGACGTCGGCGAGCGACGCGCAGAACACCCGGCGGCGAACGCCATCGCGCGCAGCCGCCGCATCCCACTTGATGGGCTCGCGCCAGTTGCTGGCCGACGTGCGGCGCCGCTCCTCCAGTGGACCCCACTCGACGCCGAAACGGTTCCCGTAGGTCTGCGCGTAGCAGTGCTCGCACTCGGGCGCGACCTTGGTGCAGCCAATGAATGGGTTGAACGTGTGGTCGCACCACGCGATTCCGGTTGTCTCACCCATTGGTCACCTCCCCCGCCGCCTTGAGCGCAGTCTCCAGCGCGATGGCCAACTCAGCCAGGTTGTCGGCCGGAATCCGATTGATGTTCCGGCGTAGATTCTCGCAGCGTTCGAGCACAGTTCGTCGAAGGCGATCGAGCCGATCCGCTTCCTTCACCCGTTGGATGTCGGCCCTGGTTGCGACGCGAATGATGCTGCACCCGTGGTATCCGTCGGAACGTTCGCCACCTCGCTCCCGATGGGTAGTGAGGCTCCACACGGTTCCGCTCTCGTCGGTCGCAGTGGTGGGAGTCGTCTTTGCCACCTCGCGCAGCGACTCATCTTTCCGATAGTTCACTCGCGACTCGATCAGCAGCAAGTCGCCGACCTTGCACTTCAACGCTTCACGCTTGGCCATTCGTCATCTCCTCTCCAGTCCACTTCCCCGGAACATGGTCGCCCCCCATTTCGCGCTTGCATATCCGCAGCGCGTCCGCCGGCATCAGGACCGCGGTGAACGCGGGGCCGACGATGCGAAGAGCCACCGACTTTCCGGTGGCAGTGGTCGAGACTAACCCAAGAGCCAATGGCTCTTCAGCCCGACAACCAGACTCGACGAGCGGCTGGATCGCGTCGCGGATGAGGACCCGGTTGAAGTACCACCCACAGCACGGTTGCCAGTCTTCGGCCAGGCGCGGCGGATCCTCCTCCACCGTGTACCCGACCGGATATGGCGTCCGCTTACTGGCCCAGAGCAGCAACTCTCCCAGAGTGGTGCCTGCTGACGCGGACGGAGATGCTACACGCAGCATCCCCACACCGACGACCGTGGATTCCTGAGCTGGGCTGAGTTTCTCGACCTCGTCCGCACCCCACTGGCGAATCACTACCGCCGCGCCTACGAAGTGCACCACCTCCGATCCAAGGCGATACGTCCTCACTCCCACTTGTTTCGCGTCGAAGATCCCAACCAGCCCATGCGACAGTTCAACGTACATCAGTCATCTCCTCTCCAGTCCAAACTTCGATGATCGCCCCGCCCTGTCCCTTCGGCGCCGGCTCGTGCCACTCCCTCAACTCGAGCAGCGCCGGCCTGTCATCGACCAGCACGCCGAGCCCGGGGACGAGTTTGCCAGCGCGCTGCCGTGGCACGCGGAGGCAGTCGATCGCGCACTTGTGCCAGGCCGCCGTCGGGTCGGGCGCCACCGACGAGAACCGAATCGCTCTCACCATCGGCCTGCCCGTCAGCGGCGCCGGCCACGTCGGGATGATGCCGCGGCCGTGCTTGCACCAGCCGAGTTGCATAGGCACCGCGAAGACTCCGTCGGGTCCGCGGACTGTCACCTGCCAGGCAAGCTGCCCCGCCATCGCCGACAGGACGGACGATCGCTCGCGAGCCATCTGCCACCCCTGGGCGTGCCGGGAGCGGTTCTGCGGGGCCGCCATGGCCAGCGTCAGCGCGAACCTGAGCACGACCCGCCCGCGTCCCGGGTGGCGTTCGATCCACGGCCTCGACGGTGGCAGCGCCAGCACCGAGTCCGCGAACGCGAGGAAGGCGGTGGCCTCGGCGCGAGTGAAGGGGCGAGCGGGAGTCACGTTCAGTCCCCCTCCCAAACCCCATCGGGCCGCATCTCGGCCAACGCGCAGAGTTGCCGCAACGCCCGCTTGGCGTTGCCCTCTGTGACCCGCCAGTAGTTCGGGTTCACGTCGTCGTTGAGCTCCGCGATTGCCGCCTTGAGTACCGGGATGCTCTCGTGCCCGGTCATGCTGTAGATTTCGCGGATGCCCTTCGCGCCCAGCGTCGTGCGGAAGTGGCCACCGTGGTTGCGGGTGATGGCCAGTTTGGCCAGCGGCTCGCGGGTGATGGGGTCGATGAGGGATAGGGAGTAGCTCATGGTCCTCCTAGAACAGCGTCACCTGCCGTGGTCGGTCCTTCTCCGTGGCCCGCAGCGATTCCCGTGGGATGAACTCGCGGCCGTCCAGATGGGTCAGGCGGGCCCGCGCGATGCTGACGAAGGGCTCGTCATCGGTGTCGTTCAGTTCGATTCCGATCCATCGGCAGCCTTCGAGAACAGCGGCGACGCCACCGGTTCCGGACCCGGCGAACATGTCGAGCACGACACCACCGGGTGGAGTCACCAGCCTGGTGATCCACTGCATCAAGCTGATTCCCTTCGGCGTGGGGTGATTCATGCGCACTCCGCCAGTGCGACCACCACCCGTTCGCGGAGAGTCGAGCCGCGCCTGGCCATCCTGGCTACCGGTCGCTTCGGCCCCGGACCGCTTCCGGAAGTGCTCTAGCCCGCGCTCCTTTTCACTACGTGAGGGCTTGGCGACGTAGTGGAAAGGCACGTCGGAGTCGGGAGAAAACTGAGGAAAGAAACGAGCTCCAGAACCGGAGTCGCCAACCCGTTGACCACTGGGCGCGTCGTTAGGGATGCCGTAGGTAGTTCCGTGTGTCCTTTGCCACTTGTCTTGGGGTCCCTGGGCGCTTCCTGCCGGGTGAACGTCACTGCTCTGGAGTGCGAGCTCTCGTACCGCGCACCCATCGGCGCAATTCCATTGCTCGACCTCCTCGGTATCGGTTCTGCGCGCTCCCGGCAGTGGAGCGAACGAGGTCGACCCGCTGTCGTCGTATCGTCGCTCGGCTGATGCTTCGCCGTCGCGTCCGTTCGCGTGTCGTACCTTGCTCACCGTCTGCCCAGTGAACGCGCTCGGCTCGGTCTGCCGATTCGGCGTGTCCCATGTAGGGTTCGCGGGGACTGCGTGGGTGCCGACTCGGACGCAACCTTCTGCGTGGCTGAAAACCTGATTCGGTGGCCAGCGCCCCGCACTCGTGACGTCCGACGCTCCGGATAGGTCGCTCGCGTTCTTCCACGACTCGCCCATCTGACCGCCACGTGCCTTGATGGCGGCGACACCGGCGGCGTGTTGCTCGAGGTCTGCGGCGCCAGCGTGAGCCACTCGGCATCCGTCGATGTTCAGCGCCCCGCAACCGTGCTCGAGAAGGTTCTCGGCCAGCGTTCCGATCATCGGCTTGCGGGCAATCCACCAGACCTCGTGGGCGGGCTTGAGGGCCGTTCCGTAGCCGGACCAGGCAGTTGCCGGGGCAGTTGCCGGGGCAGTTGCCGGGGCAGTTGCCGGGGCAGTTGCCGGGACGAATCCGGATTCGACTGACCCTCCGCACAGGTCACCGCTTCCGCGCATTATGCGAGATACGGCCTTGGATCCAACCACCTCCCGCTCCGCTCCCAGGTGCGCGTCGATCGCCTTGCTGGCATCCTGGCTTTTCGGAAATCCCGAACCGAAAATGTGGCTGACCGAGTCGCGAATCTCGAACCCCGCATCCTCGATCGCCGTAGCGGTCCAGTGCGACGTTCGCGGCAACGACCACGCGACCACGTAGCCGCCAGGTTTCAGCACCCGAAACGCCTCGCGCATGATGCCAGCGAGCCAGGCAATCCACGCATCGCGCCCGCCCTTGTCCAGGTCCCAAGACCTCGACATGAACGCAACGCCAGCGGGAGGATCGGTCACGATCGAGTCGACCGAGCAATCCGGAATACCAGCGAGCGCTCCCGGGCACTCGCCATGCACGACGCACCAGTTCGCCTCGCCGCTCAGAACGCTCTCGATCGTGCCTTCCATCGCTCCCACTTCCTCCCCTCCCCGGAGCCGCGCGCCCCGGGGAGACGCGGTCAGTCAGTCGTCCTCGGTTGCGGTGTCGGTCGTCTGCTCACCGCCGCCCGCCTGCTCAGGCTCCACGTTGTATTGGCTACCGCCCTTGAGGATCACCACGGCGATTTCGACAAGCGCCCGTTCCTCCTCGCGACTCGACGCGACAACGTTCAGGTGAGCGCTACCGAGTCGCTTTGGGTCATCGTCCGCCGCTCGCATCCATGTGATCTCGACCCGCGCCACGACTCGGCCGGACGCTGTTTCTAGCGCCCGCAGTGCGTCTCGGTACCGGTCCGCATCTTCGCCACCGATGAACTCTGGCTCCATCACTCGTCTCCAGCGTCGGCCGCCGTCTCCGCCACGAGCGAATACTTCGTCCCCCGCGCCGCGCCGGTGGTAGTGACCCGCTCGCCCAGCGCTTTGATGACCGCCTTGACGATCGGCTGATGCAGTCCCGTCCCATCGCAGATGGCCTCCGAGTTGGATGACGGATTAGCGGTGAGGAACTCCGTCACCGTCTCGATCACGCGCTCGACGTTCGCCTCCTGCGCGAGCGCCTTCGGTACGCGCGGCGTGCGTGGCTTCCGCGCCTTCTTCTCCTTCGCCACCCGTGGCTTCCGCTCCCGCTTCGCCGCCACGTTCGGGTGCAGGGCCCGCGCCGGCTTCGCGTTGGCCACCGGGGGCACGGCGACGCTGACCGTCACTCGCTTCGCCCGCGGCGCCGTCTTGCGGAGTCGTCCGTCGACCTTCTTCGGTCCGCGGCGTTTCCGCTCCGTCGGCACTGACTCGATCGGCTCGATGTCAGCGACCGCTGCCGCTCGCTTCTCGTTAAGCTCGGCGATCCGGTTGAGCTTCTTCGCCAGCGCTGAGACGCCGGCCGTGGTCAGGGTTTCTGGATTGATTTGGATCATGCTGTTTCTCCTCTTTCTTCCCCGCGACTCGCGCGGTTTGGGTTATTGCAAGGTGCGCATTCTTCGCCGCCGCCGCCGCAAACGACTCGAACGCCAGCTCCTCTAGCTGCCTAACGCGCTCCCGAACGACGTTAAGTGCGATCGCGATCTCCTCGAGCGTTGCGCCGTCAGGTCGCTCGTCAACGAAATCGAGCACGCATGAAGGCCCGTCATAGTTCTCGTCATGAAAACCGTCGGGACCCGGGTGCAGGATCTTGAGCGCGCCGGTTGCCGCCACCTCGTAGTAGAGGTGATGCGCACACCGCGCCCACGGACACGGACGGGGACCGTCTACGCAATCGGCTCGCGTCTTCGGTCGCGGCGGCGGAGGGTACTTGGCCTCCTCGGCATCGTTGGCCAGGCGGAGTCGGACCAACTCATGAACATTGGTTCGAGCGTCGCTGATAGACCGCGGGCGAGGAGTGGCGGCACGGCGCGTCCGCTCCGCCTGCTCTCGCCGATGGTCCGCCGCGATTGACGATGCGCTTCTCACCATCCGGCACCTCGGTGCTCGCGAGCGCTCGCGCATTCGTAGGCTCTCGCAGTCGGCAAAGGCGCCCATCGGCCACCGCACTCCGGGCACCCGGTGGCGGGACGCCGGTGAGCCAGGTCGCAGCACGTCAGGCAGCAGACCAGCCGGCGGTGCGGGAGGAAGAGATCAGCGTCGCTCGGGTGCTGGCACTCGTGAGCGATGTTCCGCACCGAGCGGACCACCTGATTCCGGCTTCGTCGCCGCATCCGAGCCCGGTATTTCTCTCGGCATGGCGCGCAGAACAGTCGATCACCATCGGAGCGCTCGCCGCCGCACTTGACGCACGTGCCAGCCGCGAGACGGGCGGCGTAGATCCGGCGGTTGCTGGCGGCCTTCTGCTCGGGAGTGCAGGTCACGTCTTCTCCCCCGTCGCTTCCGTCCCCCGCGCCGTCGGTCGCCATGACTCCGCGCCGCTCGGCTGCATCTGATACCGCTCGCACAGCCCCTCGGACTCGAGCCGGAGCGTCGCGTCTGACGTGTGCCACCACTGGCCATCGAGGTGCGCTCGGAACATGCTGGCGAGGAGTTCGCGATCGGTAATGTTGATCATGGGTGCCTCTCAGTGGTCGCAATCAGCCTCTCGAGTTTGGTGAGCAACGCCCGGGCTTCCGTTGCCCACTCGTTGAACTCGGACACCGCCTGTCGCAGACGTGGAACCAGCTTGCTAGCTGATTTGACCATCTCCTTCGCTTCGTCCAGGGCCTCGAATGGAGAATCCCAGTCGAGATCATCGGCGGGCTTGCTCTCGGGTGCCGACCCCTGCTCCCTTGTCTCAATCGGCTCGTACAGGTGCTTTTGCGGATCCCTCACCTCGAGCACGACGGAACGCTCGGGATGCTCTCGGCACTGCCTGTCGTACTCTTCTCGTGCCTCGGTCAAATCCGGATACGGCTTGGAGCATCCGTCGGACCAGGTTACCCGGCGTTCCCCGTACATCTCGTACCGGAACCGACGAACGCGCCAGGTGCGCGGGTGGGACCGAGCAGTAGACGTCACGTCGGTTAGCTCCGAGCCCATGACAGCGACCGACATCGCGCGTCCGATTCGATCCCTATCTGCCTCATCGAACTCCGCTCCACCGTCCGGCAGGTGCTCGCGAATCTCCGCCTCGGTGAACTCGGGCTCTTCGTCAGTAGGCTCCGGGCCGAGTACCGCTTCGAGGATGGATGTCCCGACGGCTGGCATGTACAACTCGCACGGACACGTTGGCATATCGTGGCAATCTCCCTTCGCCATGCACTCCTTTGGGTGAGCCAGCGTCACCGTCCATGGGTCCGTCGTTCCAACTCCGGTGATCCGCTTGGTGTGCTCGGTGGCATTCGGAGGACTGCCCTCCATGGCGACGGGACCGACAACCGGCACCTCCCCACGCTTCCACGTCGGCCACTCCTCTACCGACTTCGAGCAGGCCTCGGCCTCGTCCCACAGACCAGCAAAGTCACCAGCGCGATTCTTGGTGATGGCCTGCTCGGCTGCTGGCTCCGTCCTCTCCCGATACCTCACCCCCCGCTTCCCGACGGTGACGATTCGCCCCTGCGCCACGAGCTCCGACAGCGCGAGTCGGGTGTCGTTCATCCCGGTGCGTGCTCCCCAGACCGCGCGCTTCACGTCATGGACGGACGCGCCGCGCCCGGTCCCGCCATCGATGTGGCGGACGGCGGCGAGGTAGGTGTCGAGTGTGGGGTCTACGGGATCACCGCGAACCGGTTGTGAAAGTTCGTGATCACAACCTGAGTCATCTGGCCCGTGCTCCAGCGCACATCCGCTCGCGTGTGTGCCTTGTTGATCTCCACGATCTCCCCCGTCCTCGTCGGGCACCTCGGGTTCGTGTAGCGAATCCGCATCCCCGGTTGCAGGTACGGAGGCTCGGTAGTCTTCTTCGGCATTGTCCTCTCTCCTCACTGGCCCGCTCGTGGGGCCTCCGATGAACGTCCGTTGCTCGCGCAGACGTCGTGCCCGCTCGCGCGACGCCTCGGCCGAGCGCTCCACGGGGCAGACATCACTCGAGTGCCTCGACGATCGGCAGTGCTCGCACCGATTCTGTTTCGGTGGAGGCGCGCCATCTGGCGGTGACGTATTCGCCAGAGCCAGCGCGTACATCGCCGCCGCCTCGCTCGGATACTCGCCGACCTTCACGCCGAGATCGTTGAAGGCTCGGAATGGCAGCGGCCCGCCGGGCACGCGAACGATTGATCCGCCTGCGCACGGCGTCTCTCGGCGGCCAGCGATCAGTTCGGGCGGGTTGACGTAGTCAGCGAGCATGGAGCCCTCCAGTCGCGTCAACCTGCGCATTGGGGGAGGGGAGGCGCACGATCTCGAACGGCACCGCGTCTCGGCGCAGGTAGAGCGGGTGCTGCGGAGCCCCGTGCTTCGTCAGCTTGAGCGCGTGGGGCACGACGCCGATCTCGCACAGCATCCCGAGCACCGACGGGCCGCGTTCTCGCGCCATCGGGTCAACTCCCCAGGCGCAGACTACGAGCCCCGCGGACCGGCACGTCTCGAGGATCCAGCGGTTGTTATCTGGCCCGATCGGATCGATGACAGAGCGCATCCCGTTGGGATCGGTGCTCATGAAGGCGAAGAGGTTGACGACGTCGAGCTCCGTGTACCCCCACCGCTCTGCGTACCCACAGCACCGCTGGACGGTGGGGTCGTTTACCTCCGCATTGGCCGTCGACGGATTGAGCATCACGAAGACGACGCGGCCAGAGCCGAGCAGGGAGATCCTTCGCCCGAGGTGGTATCGGTACGCGCTGCACGGCGAGAAGACGGCGCTCACGCGGCCCTCCGATTCGTGTCCCCACTACGGCCGCCCCCATGGCCACCCAGTTCCCCGTGTCCCCAATCGCTACCGCGGTTTTCCTGCGGTTTGGCGCGGTTTTGGCAGGTGGTGCGCCCACCGGGTTCGGTGGGAATCAGGCCGGTTTCTTCGCCGCCGCAGCCGGTGTCCCCGCCCGTGTCCCCGCTACTCGGTCCGCGGCTTCGATCACCGCCCGGGCCGCCCTGGTGCTCCGGCGGCTGTAGAGCGACGTCGTGGCCGCCCGTTTGTGCCCCGCGAGTTCCTGAACTCCGGGCAGGTTCGCCGTCACCTCGAGCCAGTGGGTGATGCCCGCGCTCCGCAGGTGCTGCGCGCAGAGGATCGCCGCCTTGTGCGCCGGCAGTGCCAGCGCGGCTGCCTTCCGAACGTGCTTGTAGAGCCCGGAGCGCGGACCGAAGATGATCCCCTCCGCCGGGCAGCAGCGGGACAGTGCATCGCGCGCGCGCTGGGTCAGCGGCAACTCGCGTCCGTAGCTCTCCTTGTCGTCGGAGTCCGTAAGGATCAGCGTTTCCGCTCCCGCCGCGTAGTTCTCTGGTGCTCGGATCCGTTCGAGGGTCGCGGTCCTGAGCGTCGTCTCGAACGCCACCACGAGCCGATCGCGCACCCAGAATCCCTTGTCGCTCGTCACCGGGAGCGCAGCCAGGAATCGGTCGACCTCCTCGGGTGAGAGTTCCGGGGCGCGGACCCGTCGGCGGTGCTTGAACGGAGTCCCGGTCGCGCCGGCCTTCACCCGCGGCACCGTCGGCGCGCGCTTGATCCGATCCGTCTCCGCGAGCCAGGCCACGAACCGCCGCAGCGCCCCGAGCTCGCTCCGCACCGACTTCGCCCGAACTTCCCCGAGTCGCCGACGCACATAGATGGCCAGCGTCTGCTCGGTTAGATTCGCTACCGTCGGGAACTCCCGCACCCACCGGGGCCCGTACTTCCGGTACGTCGCTCGCGTCGCCGCCCGAACGTCGGTGAGCTCCTCTTCCCAGTGAGCGAGGCATCGGTCTAGCGCCCCCTCGTTGACGACGGGACTGCGTGCAGGCTTCCGCGCGAGCGCGCTATCTCCGTGCAGGAGGGCCCCGAATATCTCGCGGCCTTTTCGCGCAGCTCCTTGGCGCGCGCCTCGATCGCGGACTCCTGTGCTGCGCTCAAAACGGGTGCCGCAGACGGTGCATCGGATCTGCCAGCAGCCTCGATGCCATCGGAGTTGGAAGCCCTCTGGTTCGCGAGCCATGCCTCCAGATCAGCACACCTGACCCGCGCAAGGGAACCCACGTAGAAAACCCCCACGTCTTTCAGCACGTAGCGGCGGAAGTGCTGCTCGCTGAACCCGAGCTGGGCCGCTGCTTCGGGAATGGTGAGGGCGAGACGGTCGGTCATCCGCGCCTAGCCTCCATCCACTCGCCCAGCGTCATCCCGGGTAGCTCTCCGAATCCACCGGACCACGTCTCGTCTCCGTTGGCGTCCTTGCCCGCATGAGCGATGCAGACGGCCTGCCGCAGCACGTCCGGGTCGTCGCTGATCTCGACCGCCTCGAAGCGTCGCATACCGATCCGTTGCGCCTCGTGCATTTCTCCTCGCGTACCACTCGACGTTCGCCAGCCGCCCGGAACGCAGATCAGGATCCCGCCACGACACGCGACCGTGCGCAGGATCTCTAGCGTCATCTCGAGCCAGAACCTGTCCGAACACTCGCCTTGGAAGTGGGACGTGTTCGTGTGCGGGCAGATCGACGCGAGCCCGAGCCGGCAGGCCGCCAGGTGAATCGTCTCTGCGCGGTGGACGTTCTGCGCGATGCCCCAGGACGTGTGGTGCCTGAACGGACCGGCGATGTAGGACGGGATCATCGGATCACCCTCCCGTGCAGCGGTAGCAACTCGACGCCGAGACGTCGGCCGTGGTACTCGACGAGCGACTGGTCGGTGCGGGCAGCGGCTTCGAAGACGGGACGGAGTTCGGTGAGCCACTCCTCCTCCGTCTGCTTACGGATGGCCCGCGCGAATTCGCAAACGAACTCGGGCGTCCGGTCATAGGACGTCGATGCCTCGGTGCACCACTCCCTGAACTCCTCGTCGCTCAGGTGAGAGTCGCTACGCAGTGAGGCCAGGTAGTCGTTCATCGGATCACCGTCGCTTCCAGCAAGCACTCTTCGCAAGCCCAGTCGAATGCCAGGTCCCGCTGGATGGCTCCCGCGGTGGTACCGATATCGGCTCCGTTCACTCTGGCTGCCCATACCCACCACGTGTGGGGGCCGAGCAGGACAGGTCGAACCATCCCGACCACGTGGTTGTCGAGCTTGATCGTGCCGTCGTAGGTGACGTAGCAGGTCATTTGATTGCCTCCTCAATCTTCCGAGCGAGTTCGGTCCACCCGACGATCTCTCGCTCCGCCCTAGCGATCGTGTTCGCCGCCGCCCGGTCGAGCGCTTCCTCGGGAGTCGCGCCTTCGGTCATGGGGCACCAGCCGCCAACCGCAGCGAGCCATCCTTCCTCGGACTCGGAGACGCTGACGGAGAACGGGACAGCTACGGATCCATGCGCCCGGTAGACGCCGTCCTCGTCGGGCGTCAGCGTGAATCCGCGCCAGGTGATAGAGGTCAAAGCCTCCCTTCCTTCCTCGCGTATGTGCCGCCGAAGACGCGCAGGTTCTTGGCCTCGCTGTAGTGGTGCCGAGATACGTTCACGTGGTCCACGACGCCAGCCAGGTGGCGCGCCATCTCGGGTAGGCGGGTCCCGTTCGTGGTCAGCACGACGTGCCGGTACCGATCTCGTTGGAGTCTGATCGTGTCCAGGACGTCCGCCAGTGCAGGGGAAAGCAGCGGCTCGCCGCCCGTGATGCTGACCTGCCGGAACTGCGCCGGGAGCGCGTGAAGGAACATCCCTAGTCGTCCAACGAACTCGCGGCTGCTCACTCGCTCGACCGTGCGCGCCGACCGGTGGTAGCAGAACGAGCACTCTGCGTTGCAGCCGCCGGGCATCACGATTGAGAAGTTCGGACTGTCGGTGTAGGTGATCATCGTTCTGCCTTCCTCTCCCGTTCCCTCGCCTCACGCCTCGCCCCGTCTGACATCTGCACCAGCGCCGCCCGCATGTCGGTGTAGCTGTCCGCTTCCAGCGCGTCGTCGATCGCATCCGCCAGCGCGACCAGGTGGGCCACGATCGGCTTCGGGTGGAGGGACGCGGCATTCCGGTAGCCGAGCGCGAGTTGCTTGCCGGTCGCTAGCTCGTCGGCGGCGAGGGCCATGACGGCGGCGCGGTACTCCTCAAGATCGGTGACCTTGGCCAGACGTGGTTTCATGCCGGAGCCCGCTCCGAGTCGTTCCTTGCCGTCAGCATCGGCACCATGAGCGGCACTTGGAGTTGCTTCGTCCCGTAGGCGAGTTCCATCCGGAGCTTCCAGTCCTCCCATGACGCTGAACTTGCTACGATGGCAACGCCGGTCCGGCACACTTCCCGCACCGCGTCTTTGGTGGCCCCAGCGAACATCGAGTGATCCGGGTACTTGGGACTGCCGCTGGGCGGTGCCGGGTTTTTGCAGCGTCGGAACTGCTGCTGACCATCAACTCGAATCGCCCACTCGTAGACCCATTGGGCGAGCTGCCTGGCCCACGGCGGAGCGGATGCCGACTCGCGCTTCGTGCGCGGAGTCTTCGTTGGTCGCCATCCGAATCGACGCAGCAGAGCATCGATCAAGTCAGAGAACAGAGGTACCGCCGGACCCGGCAACTCGGTGAAGTGGGAGGCCAGCAGCTTCTTCCGTTCCTCCGCTAACTGGGCCTCGAATAGCGAGTAGTACCCAAGCTTTCGGATCGTAGGAAGAACCTCACCGGTAACCCAACGCTTGAACGGACGTGCCTGATGCTTCCGGCTCCCGAGGATCAGTTGGTAGAGGCCGGACTCGGTCACATAGAGCGCCGGTCGTCCTATGCCGCTTGAACCCGGATTATGCGTCTTTTGCGGTACTTCCTCGACGTCCTCGGGGTCGAGCCGTCCGCACGCATCGGCTACGTCGGCGATCGATAGCACCACGCACACATCAGCCGCGCAGAACAGCGGACGTTCCCATGTTCCGGCCGTGCGCACCTTGTTCCCCTTGAAGTCGAACACCTGTGAACCAGCCGCGTTGATGATCTCGCTCTTCACGTCGCCCTCCTCCCGCTTCACTGAACATCCTGCACTGTAAGTCCGCTCAACCTTGCAGCTTTCGGAGTTATGCACAGGTTGGGTTCCGGAATGGGACACTCGCTACCCAGAGCACTCGACTCACCCTGAGCGCTGCGTTCCACCGGGAGCGCGGCGCCGACTCCTCCGACTCGGAGCATCGTGTCAGGCATCGGGCTCCTCGCCTTCGGCACGACCCATCTCGAGCTCGAGCAACATGAGCGCGAGCAGGTCGTCGATTGTGGCGTCCACGCTGGTACCGCGGCGGGCCGCCTCCTTGGCAACCTCCTCCAGTAGCTCGGCGTCGATCGTGATGGCGGTGCGGTTACGGGGCATTGGTGGAACCCTTCGTGGCTGACTCGAGCGCTTGCACGCGCTCCATGAGTTCGTCGATTCCAGCCATGGTCTGCCGTTGGAGCGCCTCTCTCTTGATCCAGGCGTGCCGGACCTTCCGCTCGCGCCAGCGGTCGAACGTCGCCGTCCTTGTGCACCATTGCAGCAGCCGCATCGACTCGCGAGACGGGCGCACCGCGTGGGGCCAACGGATGTTCATGGTATCCTCCGGGCGCGCGCCGCATGGTCTTCCTGAAGGTCAGCCACCGTGAAGCGCTCACCCCACGAAACCCCGATCCCCCAATCGACCACCGGGAAGAACTGGTCTTCCTCGCAATCTTCCCGGAAGAATCCGTACTCCTCCTCGGCGGAAGCGATGACGTCGTCGAGGATGTCTCGCACGTTGAAGCCATCTCCCGAGTCCACGCGGACGAGGAAGTAGTTGGGGCGCGTCGCTAGCGGCGTGATCCCAATCAGCGTGTCCCCGTCGCCGAACACCTCGGCAATCAGCCTCGGAGTGATCGTGTACTCCTCTCCCCAAAACGTAATCGACTCGGGCTGCTCCACCAATGCGCGCAGAACGTCGGTTTCGCTCATATCAGCCTCTCCACATCCGGCACGTCCTCGGCCTCGCACCAGTGGACCGTCGCCGCCCAGTCCTCCTGCGTGGCACCCCGCTGGTCAGCCGCCTCGAATGCCTCCTCGGCATGAGCAGACAGGCGCGCTCCCTCGTCGCGGTCCTCCTGTGGAGGTGGCGGCCAGTGGTAGAGGATCTCGTCCGAGTCGTGTCGGGCGAGGTAGCCGGTGGCCAGGAGGGCTTGGGTTCGGGTGAGCATGGCCTACTCGAGTCCCTTCGCTTGCTCAGCCGCCTTGCGATACAGCCTCGCCGCAGCCGCGTCGTTGTCGCGGTCGCCCTTCCGAATCGCGATTCGGCACTCGAGACTCACCCGGAGTGCGGGATTCGTCTCGATGGCGAGTTCACCGCGGAGCCGATCGACGACCTCCGCGGACTGGCGGGCCATCGTCTCTCGATTCTCCGCGCGGGAGAGGAGGAGGGTGGAGACGGTCACGAGGAGGCACCTTCGCTCGCCCGCCTCAATCCACGTCGGCGCCTCGGAATCCCGTCCCACATCTCGACCGGGAGCAGTCCCTTGCTCGCCCTGGCGAGGCGCTCGCGGTTCTTCGTCGACGGGATGGCCCCGGCTACCTCCCACTCGGAGATGGCCGACTGGTCAACTCCACCCAGCAGGGCCCCCAACTCGACTTGGGTCAGTTCCCTCCACTCGCGCCAAGCCCTAACGATTTCGCCCCGAGACGCACCCTCCGGCGCGCTCCACGTCGCTTTCGCCATGGGTGACAGTATGGGCATACGGGTAGCTCGGCGCAACAACTTTCTCCCGCACCTGCGGTAACTCCCGCAAGTACGCTGTTTTCCATGTCTCCCCACACCAAATCCGCGGCCCCCACGACCATCGAGAGCGTGCGGACAGTCGTGCGCGAAATCCTCGTGCGCGACTTCGAGGGCAACCAATCCAGAATGGCGCAGCGACTTGGAATATCGCAGAGCACGATCAGCGACATCCTCAACCCGCACGCACGGAGGGGGCCGGGGCCGGTGCTATTCGACGCGCTCGCCCGCTACGACGTGGACCTGGCTCGAAAGGCCTGGGGACTCGATCAGGGCGGGGAAGCCGGCGGAGTTGCCGCCATCGCGGGGCGGGTTGCCGCGGACGGAGTGAGCCAGCACGTGGCCCGCGTAGTAGCCAGGACCGCGCTGGAACTCGGTCACGATGGAGATGGAGCTGTGCGGGTAGCCCGCGCGCTCGCCACGATCGTTACCGCGCTCGCGCCACCAGCCGGTAGCAGCCCGAGGCGGGACGCGCCTGCCGTGGAGCAGTCCCGACCCCGGGTTCGCCGAGCGCAGTAGATAGAGCCTCCGCGATCTCGAGCGCCCAGCCGTCGCCGATCTCGCGACACTCGCCGGCAATCGTGGCGGCAGCGTCTTCGCTGACGTCGACGCTGAGCCTCAACCCAACCCCTAGGCGTACCGCGCTGACCATGGGGTAACGGTGCCCCATTTCGTGACCGCCTAGTAGCCCCAGTTTGAGCAACCGGCACGATTTCTGCGGCGAAAACCGCCAGGTCGCGGTGACCAGCGGGGCTCGTGATTTTTCTCCTTGCACGTCACTACCCGTATGCCCATACTGGTGACTGTGACGCGGCCCCCACGGCCCGTCGCTGGGGACAGATGGCATGGGAGCTCCTGAGACGATTCGCCGACGGGACAGAGGTGTGGGTCCCGCGGATCACCCCGACGGGTGATGCCGTAGCGGCACCGGTGGTCGTCGTGACCCACGGGGAGTCGCGGTCATGACGGCTCACCCGGTCACTCCCTGCGGTTGCGGCCGCTCCTGGCCCACCATCGAGGCCAAGCGCGCCGAGCTCGTTCCCGCCGGCACGATGGACTTCGGTGACGAGGTCCTCGAGATCGGCAACTGCCGGTGCGGGTCGACTCTCTGCGTCGAGCGAACCTGGCGTGGCGAGGGTCCGGACCCGGAGGTGGCCCCATGAGCTCCCTCCTCTGGCGCTCGCCCACTCTGCGGCTGGCGGAAGCCAAGGCAGAGCTTGCGACCGCGACGGCGACCCATAGCGCCGCGCTGGACGCCTACTCCCGCTCTGCGGTCGACGGGGCCCACCCGGCGGAGGTGGCCAGCCTGGCCGCCCATGCTGCCCGCGCGGCTCGGGTCCGTAGCGATTGGCGCGAACTGGTCGAGCGGCTCGAACGGGAGGCGCAGCCGTGAGCCAGTCGCCCGAGCACCGCGCCGAGCTGGCGGTCGTCGAGGTCCACCTGCTGAAGGCGATGCACGCGATCAGCATCGCAATCGATAGCCTGGCTGCCGCCCACTCCGAGGAGATCGACCATTCCGACGCCGCCGAGGATCTCACCCGGACATTCCTCGGCTTGCAGCAACTCGTGCAGGCCATCCACCAGGAGATCAAGCAGTGATGACCGAGAGAATCTGCCGCACCCAGTCCGACGTCGACGCCGCCATCGCGGCCGACGACACCATTCTGCTCGACGGATCCATCTCGATCTCGGTGAGATCCGACTGCCGAATCGTCTGCCGATCGGGCGAGCCGCACGTCGTGGCCCGGGGGTCGTCGCAGCCGCACGTCGAGGCCCGGGGGTCGTCGCAGCCGCACGTCGAGGCCTGGGAGTCGTCGCAGCCGCACGTCGAGGCCTGGGGGTCGTCGCAGCCGCACGTCGTGGCCCGGGGGTCGTCGCAGCCGCACGTCGAGGCCTGGGGGT